CGCTGCCGGTAATACTGGAGGCACTACAGATACGGGCGGCGGAGGGGGAAGCAGTGGTGGTGCTTTTGTAAATCAACCATTGGTGGTAACTGGTGGAAATTCTTATATAATAACTGTGGGTGTTGGTGGAATTGGCGGAAGCGGTGCAACCACTTCCCAGACCCAGGGTACTACCGCAAATGCTGGGGGTAATTCTTCCTTTTCGAGCTTGCTTGTTGCTGTCGGTGGTGGTGGTGGTGGGATGGGAAGATTAGACGCTGTTAGTTCTAGCAGTAGCGGAGGTATTAATACTGCTGGTGGTATATCTGGCAGTAATGGTAGTGGGTCAGCTACTATCGATGGTGCTCCAGGCCGTGATAGTTTGTTTGGAGATGGTAGCGTTGGCGGGTATGGCGGGTATGAGAATGACGGACTAGACGGTACGGCAGTATCCATAACAAACACTTACGGCTCTGGCGGTGGGGGCGGAGGGGCTGCTCAATATCCATATCTCGGTGGAGATGGCGCAGACGGCGCAGATGGCATGGTATTAATAACGTGGTGATGAATAAAAAAATGAAATATATCGAAAATTTTATTCTATTTTTCTTGGCATGGTTTTTTGTGTTAAACAGTAATTTTAACACAGCAGATGCCGCTATCGTTAAAATATATAAATTGAAAGATATAGATACAGAATCAGATAAAAGATATTTCAATGGCGGTTTGTATTTTTATCGATCAGATACTGGTGATGTTGTCGGATTTACACTTGATTCTGATTATACTGGAAACAAAGGAATAGAAATAACCGAAAGCGAATATTTGAATTATGTCGAATCGTTTCCATTAACTCATAAAAAAATTGAATTAACTATAAAACAAAAAAGAGCATTGGCTACCAATATTCTTATCTCAAAACAGAACAAAATATTTCTTTATTTTCTCGGTAAAGAAGTAGAAACGGCGGAAGAGGTTAGGAAAATTGCTAAGGAAAGAACCAGTGATTTATTATCAGATAAATTAGAAAATAATGAATTGAATCTTATCATGTTATTATTTGCATATTCAGGCAAGGTTCAATTCAATCAGACCGGAATACAAGGAGTAAATTCACAACTTGAAGCGGATAACTACTTGACTAATTTTTACAACGATACGATTAAGAAAATAAACAATATAAAAAATCAGGCGAAACAATTCATACAAGACAACAATTTGAATTAAAGGATATAATCATATGAAAAATATTATACAAAAGATATGCTATGCAATATTTATTTTCTACTTACCCGCTTCTTTTGTTTTTGCCAACAGTGTCCCAACCACTAGAAAAATCCTCGATGTCTCCGTAAACAGTCCAACCGGAACATATACAAGCGGTTCTTTCCCCTTACAAGACTATACAAGAATCAAAGGTGCGATAGTAATGGATAGTAGTTCTGACACTACGCCGATAGCTCATTTGAATCAAATCATTGCAACCGCTACAGCATTTTGGTTCGGTACTAATACGGTTTCATTTCATTACGATGGTACTTATTGGAAGGGCGAGGTTAATATTCCTGTTTTAGGCAAATATGCAAGATTAATCGTTGGAAATTTTAACAATGCTACGAACTGGCAGTCATATTTGTACGTAACGAATGAATCAGGTGATAGATTTGTTGAAGCGCAACGAAGCGAAATCGTCAATAATGTAAGATTGACCTATTTTGTAGATAAATATACAGACATATACGGAGTGGTTGTGGATCGTTTCAATTCCTATAATCTTGAGCCTGCTTCTGGATATGTCTATGACGATACGGGCGGGTCTGGTACATTGAGTGGAAGCGTGGCGATTCGAGGCTTCGATACAAATGAAATCTCAATCATAATTAATAGCATCGTTGACGGTACGGTCACGATACGAATACAAGAACAAGTCGGATCAACAACGTTTTGGTCAAATGTTGCAGATATAGAACTTGGATCGGCAACGTCTTATTCACTTTCTTTGGACGAATCTCCTTGGAATGTAAGAATTGGATTGAATAAGACCGCAACTGGCATTGCTTCTGTGAGTATTATAGAATCGTATTCAACGAAAATTAATAACTGAAACAAGAAAGAAATAATATGAAAAAAAAATATCTAATTATTGTCTTGGCGGTATTGGGATGCGCAGGATTGATGGGACTGGCCGCACCTGTTAAAATTGGACTAAAAGATATGTTTAATCCTGCTGGACGAATTAAATATCTCTGGTGGGATACGGGACAAAAAGATACTCGTGCTTCACTGCTTGCTGCCGCAGGTGGTGGCGATGTTTCATATCCTATCGACATATCAGGAACGGAAACAACAGGTATCTTGCCTGAAAGTAAAGGCGGTTTCGGTACGAGTACGCCTGGTTATGTGCGACAAAATAGCGGTAGCTCTACAACACAAACAGCCACAGATATTACAATAGCTGGAACTGGAACTGACACATCAACGATGAGGACAAACGGAGTCGATATATCCCCAACTGAAAAGAGCTATAGCGATGGCTTGACCGGTAATATCCAAACTCAAATCAACTCTAAGGTTGGTACGCAAAGTTTTTCTACAATTACAGGTTCAGTTACGGCAAGTCAGCTACCTTCGGACGGTATTGTTGCACAAAACAATGGATCGTCCACGAACCAAACACTAACAAATGCAATATTGCAAGGTACAAATACTACTTTTCCAACTAATGAAACAACCACAGGAACAAAAACAATAACTCTTGCCGCAGATTCAGATTTTCAAATAATGACGAATGGTGGTAAGTTCCGTGTGTCGGGAGATATTGTAGGTTCTAGCACGCCTCGGATGCTATTCAAAATATCATCTCCTGTTGTGCTTGGTACTACTACTACTGCTGCTACAATGGTTGGTTCGTGGACAATACCAGCAGGAACTATGGATATTGACAGTGGTATACAATTTTATTTAGGTGGAACAAATACAGCAAACAGTTCAGGACTCTTTAGAATCGATGTAGGCAGTCAAACAATATTTAATAATGGGATGACAACCAATGTATTTCTCAAGGAAATACCGTATTTTCAAAATACTGGAAGTACGTCTACAAATGTGTATGGCCCGAATTTCCAATCATTTTTGTCTCCATCGCAAAGAATTTTTAGTTCAACGGTAAACACAGCAGTTGATTTAGAGGTATCAGTATGGTTGGCTGGGACGGGAACTACTGTGTTGTCCTGGTTTAGGGCGGTGCTAGAGCCATGAAAATATTAATATTAATAATCTCAATAATGCTGTCATTTGAATACTGCTCACGTGCAGATGTTTATATTGACCCATCAACAGGCACACCTACCCAAAATGGAACAATAGATGCTCCGTACGATTCGTGGAGTGATGTTGTATGGGCAGCAAATACTACTTATCGACAGAGGGAGGGGACAACCTATGTCAATACGATACGTGTAGATGTTCCAAACACCACAACATTTAACGGAACTATTACCTCATACAAGGCAATGCCAGAAGATTCCGGGAGACCTATTATTCATGGTTTAATTCCTGTCGAAGGTACGTGGACACAGAGAGCAGATGCAACTTACTATGCCACGCAAACAACTACCTTTACGTTTAATAATGCAAACATGTGGGCTGATCAGGTAGAAATAAATCGCACTGCTGCTGCTACGACTACACCGAGCAATGCATCATGGAGTACCGTTTCAAATGTGATTTATCTAAACGTAGGAACTTATACTTTTAGTATTGGTACATCAACTTTTGAAAGATCAAATAGCACGATCAATACCGGTATTTATCTTTGGGACAGTAATTGCTCAGTTGTCGGCATGCAAGTGGAATGGACACCGTTTAGCGGTATAACGGGATTGTCTACTTCTGACAATATATATATTTATGACTGTGTTGTTGAGCATTGTGGACAGAATCAATATACTTCTGGGCAAAACTGTATTCAGGGACTCGGGAATAATTGTTATATTGGAAGCTGCACTGCTAGGTATGCAGGAGATAATGGAATAGCACATGAAAATTTGGAAGGTACAGGGAATGAGAGGCCGACAAATACAGGTAATGTTGTTGAGAATTGCGAATCTTCCTTTAATTGGAATGTGGGGATTACTGTTAAAGGAGAGGGGCCTCTTTGTAATAGTGCCATTATACGGAATAACAATGTCCATGACAACGGATTGTTGTCGACTGATCTGAATCAGGACATTGACTATAATCGTTGTGGAATAAGATTACAGAACTTTTTCGGCACTGTGACTGGCAATACTATATATCGAAATGGAGGAGCAGGGATATATAGTCTCGGTTCAACAAATACTGCATACACAGATCCACAAATTACCACGATTGAATACAACGACGTTTACAATAATTATTTGGAGCAATCAAGCGGGTATGGTAATAATCTGCCACCTACCGATTACCATCGCGGCGACAGGGGTGGGATTGCATTAATAACTCGTTATGTGACAGCAGATATAAACAGTTATTTTTCTTTGTCAAATAATACGGTACATGAAATGGGCACTGGTAGTGTTGCACTGTACTATTTTTCTTTATCAACATTCTCCGCTGTTAGTCCTGTAAAAGCTTATAACAATATTTTTATTTCGGAAGGTACTTATTCAGTACACAGAGATAAGTCTGATTTTTCAACAGGGAGTGATTTTGACAATAATGTATTAAATAGTAATTCTCTTGTTTCGTCAGACAGAGGAATTGATGAAACATTTGCAACCTGGAATGCTAAAAGTTATGTTGGCACAGATTTACAATTTGATCCTGGATGGGTAGGGTCTTCAACGTACAATCACAATCTTGTATCGAGCTCCCCAATACGGAATATCGGAATTGAAATTGGTACAAGAATTACCGATGTGCTTGGTAATCCTTTGTCTGGAATAAGGGATATAGGGGCTTTTGAATACCAGCCGGTTGGGAGTACCTTTTCTGGGGGAGCTTCAACCTTCAGCGGAAATACTTCAACTTTTACAGATTGAGCTAGTCAGAAGCGTTGCGGCATTTTTCGATAAGGAAAGAAAAAAGAAAATGATCAAAAAATTGTTGATTACAAAATTAAAAGAGTACGGAGAAAGCTTAATAATAAAACATGGAGAAACCGATATTGGCATGATTGGTAAAATTGTTGATGGTTATGTCGAAAAGTTATCACCGATAAAAAAAAGAATAACTAAGACTATGATCAGGCATGTAAAAAACGATATTGATAACTATGTAAAAAATGTAAAACAGAAGCAAAACAATCCTGGTACAGTTATAGACGTTGATTTTACCGTTAAAGATAAAAAATGAGTAACAGATTTGTTTTTGATAAAGAATTTAAAGAAAAACTGAACGCTGTAAATGAAGCTGCACACAAATATTTTAAAATAAAAGCAGAATATGATGAAGCCACTGATAAATTACATTTACTCCTAGATAAACAAAAAGAAACCGATAAAGAATTATACCAACTTGTGAACTACTCTAACCAATCAGAGATTGGATAGGGCTTCTTGGTTCTCAGGCAGCATCTGGCATAAGCTGCCTCCCCAAGCGTAACTTTCCGTAGTTCCTACGGTAGATTTTTTTAGAATATTTAGTGAGGCATTGTGGTCTCTATCAAGAGTAGTACCACAAGCAAGACAAAAATGAATTCTATCTCTAAGTGTTTTCGGCACATGGTTGCCACAATGACTGCAATTTATGCTCGTGTGATGAGGCGCAACCTTCTCAAACTGAATACCAGCTTCTTCCGCTTTGTATTTCAGAAATCCGAGAAATTGTCCCCAACCAGCATCCGAAATGCTTTTGCTCAAGTGCCTATTTTTTACCATGCCTTTGATATTCAAATCTTCAACGGCAATAAAACCATAGATGTTTACAATTTTGCGGGAAATCTTATGATGAAAATCAGACCTTTGATTTCTTATTTTGCAATGAAGTTTAGCAATCTTGATTCTTGCTTTTTTTCTGTTACGAGACCCTTTTTTCTTTTTAGAAAGCTGTCTTTGTTTAGAGACAAGTTTCTTTTCAGATTTACGAAGATATTTAGGGTTGTCTATAACTTTACCATCAGAAAGAACAACAAAGGAGTGAATACCAACGTCAACACCAATAGCCTTATTGGGTATAGGCTTTGCGACAGGCTCGTATTCGACGGAAAAGCAGGCATACCATTTATCAATCTCTCTTTTGATGGTGCAAGTCTTTATAATTCCAATAATGGGACGATGTATTTTTATTTTGACCGTTCCTATCTTGGAAAGCCTAAGACCTTGTTCTGTTATTTGAAATGCAGGTTCTTGTGGATAAGTAATGGAATCGTATCTGCCTTCATTTTTGAAACGTGGATAACCAACTTTTTCACCTGTTTTTATTCTGCGAAAGAAGCCCTGGAATGCTCTTTCAACTCTAAACAAAACATTTTGAAGAACTTGGGCATTAATATCATAGAGAAATCCCATCCTTTGTTTGTCGGATGTCAAAATCTTTTGTTGCTGTATTCTAGTAAGGCTTTTGCCCGATTGTTCATAGTTTCTTTTTCTATCAAACAGACAGGAATTGTAAAGGACTCGACATATTTCAAGAGTATGTTCAAGTACCTTCACTTGTTTTGTTGTAGGGTTTATTCTAAATTTGTAAGTTTTATGCATCTATTTTTTTCTGTTCCAATAAGGACTTTTACATTTAGGGCAAATAACAACCTCAGACTTTCTTGGTGTCCATAGATGTTTGCATCTTTCACAGGCAAGTTTAATAATTTTAATTTTCATAATATGAGTATATCTTATAAGTAAGAATATGTCAAGAAAAAATGCAACCAATTCATCACCAACTAATCAAAAGAAAGATTGGTTGGGGACTTCTTGGACAACAACAGTTAAAATAATTATAAAAAAATGATTGAGAGGAGACGGTACATGGACGAAGGTACGAAAGCAATTATAAGGGAAATTAGTCGTGAAATAGTCGATGCTCACGAAGAAAAATTCAATAAAATAACAGAAAAAACTAATGAATACCTAGACGAAAAGTTTAAATGTTTAAAGACCCAGATAAGCGAATTAACCAAAACAATGACTGATCTTAGCACGAAAGGTTGTTTGCCGTTTATTGAACACAAAACAGAACATAAAGAAAAAGAAAAAAGAACTATTAAGATCGTGACACTTATTTCCACCATTATACCGACCGTGATTTTGCTGGGAAGCTGGATAAAAGGGATAGTTATCGGATGGATACAAAAACCACATAACTAAGAAAAGATAAAACAATGATACCGATACTACTCGCTTCTTTGGGAATATTTTTATATTCAAATTCACCAATTAACGATACAGAGATTAAGCCGTGTAGAAATTACTGCTGTGAGAATATTTTGTTTTTTGTCGTTAAAGATATTAATAATGAAGAACTGGTAACGACTCAACACGGATCGGATTGTGTAATTCTAAATGGCACTAGATCAAGCAAGATAAGAGCCATTATAAAGAATAGGAAAAATGATGATGTGTTGTGCTGGCTTTGTAACGGAGAACAATTAAATTATGATAAAGAATGCGGATCGTGGTGTTGTAAGCATTATGGTTTTGTCGTTGATTTTAGGACTGGGCTGATTCATTATTTAAACTGTGATATGATTAAAGATATGCCGATTTATGACGCTATGTTTAAACCGAAAAGATTTGATTTGATTGATGGATATAAGAAATTGGACTATTCGGGATTGTGTTTGTTTTGTTTGGGTGGATTTGCCAGATTAAATTAAAAGGCCTTCGGGGGGTTTTTCTATCGGGGTAATGACGGTGGCGGTGATTAGTGGGGAATAACGCCGTGTGCCATGCAAGTGTAGTCGGCTATCGCCGACAGATCAATAAATAATTAACAAGGAGGCGTGGAATGGCAACCGATATGAGGATAGCCAAAGAAATATTAAAGCAAATTGGGCGGGAATAGATTCATAACAATGACAGGTGCTAAAAATTTAGCCGCAAGCGACAATGCTTTAACTTTTAAAATAATGAGAAACAGCAACGAGGTGACTCATGTAAAAATTGAATTGAATTTTATGGATACTTACGACATCACCTTTTACAGCATCGCAGGCATTAATATAAAAAAGGAGTATACGGTTCGTGGTGTTTATTTCGACCAATTACAAAGTGTATTTACCATGCACACGGGACTCGATACACATTTATAATATGGGACAATCTTATGAACAGAGAAGAACGACAGCTTTACAATTTTATAGACAAATTTAAACGTCATATCCAGAAACATCTCAATTTTTCTCCGATGGGATTGTCGAACCTTCACCATTTTTCGGATCGCCTATTGGATAAATGCGATGGTGATTTTGAGATAAATTTTGAATTATTTCGGAAAAATATCAAAGAAATGGTGCGAGAGTCGGAACCGATCTCTGTACATGGGTATAATATTTTAGATATGTTGTTGTTGTTTGTGAAAAAAGGTGAGAATGTTAACGATTTTATCAATTATGTTTATTGGATATACGAAGACTAAAAGAGAATTAACCGCCTGCGACAGCAGGCTACATCTTGGAATAACCCACGGCGTTGCAAGTACGTTTGTTTCGGCGCAACTTCATTACCCCGATAGACAAAACCCACAGCCGATAGGCTGATTTAGAAGAGATTTAAAAGAATTTTTTTATTAAGGAGAAACGTCATGGGATATAGTTGTGCTAAAGCGGCAGGAGATGTTTTAGATTCTTTGTCGCGGTATAATGCAAATTTAGGAAAAAAGTATCCATCGAATGGTTGGTATTACAGGGGAAAAGATTATTTTTATGAAGTTGGAAAAGAAAATTATGATGGAGCGATTACTGGTGGAGTATACGATAGAAAGGGGTATAAAGCTGGAACTTTTCGTATCGAACCAAACGGATCTGTTTCGAGAGGAGCGGGTGGATTGAAAACAATTCTGAATCTTCTAAAAGAACCATTTATTGAAATATCTGATTGGAGAAATTGGAAATTATAAAGGAAAACTAATATGCCGACAAAATACAAAATATATATTAAATTAGCAACGGTAGGGATTGTAGCATTTTATGCTTGGAGAAAATACGATAGTGTGTCGAGAGCATTATCGAGGATTCCGGTAGCGGGAAAATTGTTTAAGTAAAAAAAATGAGTGCAGGAATATACAAAAAATTAAAAAATAGTTTGATAAGCAAAAAGCCTCTTAACGATATTCAATATGCTTATTACATGGGATATATTGATGCGCTATACGATTATGATATTTTAGAGTCGAAACACGCTCAATACTTATTAGATTTGATTGTAAAAATTAAAAGAAAGTGAAAAGGAGGCGTAACATGCCGGTCGAAAAAGATGAAAATCCATTAGATGATGTAGTTGATTTGAAAGAAGATGGTCAAGATGCTGGAAAGAGTCTAATGTTCGTTGCGGTAGTGAGACATTTAATATCTCCGTTTCTTGTCGTGTTTTTCTGTTTCTTTTATGCTGCACTTGCCTTCGGAGGATTGTATTTGGCTTATTTGGGAAAGTTAGACATTAAAGATACTTTCATTCTTATCTTAACTTTTGCGTCGAACACATTGACCATGATGGTGAGTTATAGATTTGCTAAGGGGTCTGCGATAGATAAGAGCAAGCCGTAAAAAAATAAAATATTAAAATAATTAATTTGACAAATTAAGTATATCGAGTATACTATGTCCATTAATTCTATTATCTTGGTTGACTCAATTAAAGGCATGATATGCTTGAAAACTCTAAAGGAACAAAATATTATACTCCAAAGGAAATTGCAGAAATGCTTAACATAAGCGATAGGACTGTGTATGCTTGGATAAATGCTAGAAAAGTTAAGGCGGTACGTTACAGAGAGCGAAGAATGTTAATAAGCGAAATTGAATTAAATAAATATTTATCTAAACATTGGGGAACTATAGAGGAATAATAAAATGAGTATAAGTAAAGTTGAAGAAATGGTAGAAACATATATGGTAAGAATGGTTCTAGCATAGTGTATCGCTACTTATCAAATCAAGATTAGTATTATGGATCGAAAATTAGCAGAATTTTTATCTAAAAAATTCAAAATTGATATTTCTCAAATAGTAAGAGAGTTTTGGGAAATGGTAATATTGTATGAAATATCAAAATCTTCTGTAGGTAAGTGGTTGATATTCAAGGGTGGCACAGCGTTAAGACTTTCTTATAATTCTCCAAGATTTTCGGAGGATTTAGATTTTTCTTTAATACGAGACAAATTAAATATTAACCAATTTAAGAAATTGTTGGTAGATATAATTAATGAATATCCAAATGTTTCAATTGATGATTTTTGTGAAAAATATAATACATACTTTGGGGAATTAAAAATAATTGATAATATTTTGCCATATCCATTTAGGCTAAAAATAGAAATATCAAAGAGAAAGATCAGTAGCTATGCTTACGAACCAAGATTTATTGTATCGGACGCAGTACCGGCAAGATTTATAATGAATGTTTTCACAGTAGATCAAATATATAAAGATAAAGAGGATTGTATCAAAACAAGAGCAAAACCGAGAGACTATTTCGATCTGTGGTATATTTCTCAAATAATTGGATTACCATATAAATTTAAAAGTAAAATTAACAAGATAGAAATAGTCAGAGAAATGAGAAAATATTTGCCTAGAAATTTGTACCAAGTAATAGATTTATTGTAAAAATGAATATAAAAGAATTGATAAAAATATTCAAGAGCATGGATAAGTCTTTTTATACGAAAAGGGATTTGGAGATAATTACTAAGTTATCGGAAAAAAGATTAAAATTATTAATTGATGAACTTTTGAATCTTGGTATTATCGAAAAAGTTGCAAAAGATGTTTACGTGGTGTTTTATTCTTATTATCAAATAGAGGAAATTGCGTCTACTTTATATTTACCTAATTATTTATCTTTTGAATCAGTATTGGCAAGATATGACGTATTGAATCAGATACCTTACATAATAACATTTGCTACTATCAAACAATCGAAAAATATTGTAGTTGCGAAAAGACAAATAGAGTTTATACAAATTCCGAAAGATTTGTTTTGGGGATATGTGGTGTCGGGAAACATTTATGTGGCAGAACCAGAAAAGGCTTTTCTCGATTTGGTTTATATCGCATCAATCAAAAATTATCAAATAGATATGGATGAAATAAATTTAAAAAGATTATCGAAAAAGATTTTATTGGAATATTCAAAAAGATTTCCAATAAAAATACAGAAAATACTTGCGGCGTAAATATATTTAAAAGGAATTTAATATGAAATCAAAAAAAAGAAATAGGGGAATTGGCTGTGATGTTGAGCTTGGCGGCATCGGTACGAATCTAAAATCGGTATCAACAATAATGACGATAGGCGGTGTTGGTTATCTTGTCTATAAATTCAAATTATTCAAAGGATTGAAATGGCTTACCGATGCGTTTAAGGATTTAGTTGCTGCGCCCAAAACCATAGCGGTGTTCGAGGATGAGCAACTAAATGTTCGTGGTTCTCAAATCGAGAAAATGTTCAATATTTTGAGACAAAAAGCGGATAATTTTACGAGTCAGTACGGATCATTATATGGTGAGTGGTTGAAATTGAAAAGCGAGATAAAGACAGGGGTGGAAGGTTACGGTAAGACTTTTTACGAAAGCGGGAAAATGCAATATTTTGGATTAAAATCATCTAAAGAAAAAATGACCGACAGATTGGATTCGCTACGAACTAAAATTTTAACTGAGGTTAGAAATTTGCAAAATAAAAAAGGATTTAAAATTTCTGGAAATTGGACTATCGTTAATGGTTTGGGCTGTTTTCCGTTTTGTTAAACAAATAAATAGGAGTAAAAACAATGGAAAGAATTACAGATAAAATTTTAAACAATTTAGCTGATCGTATTAATGAGGTTACTAAGAATCCAATAACGTCTTATACTAAATATAAAAATGGTAAAATGAAATCAAATGTTGGTAATTATTATATTGATTGGGCGTATGGCGGGGTAGCTTTGTATCAAATGACGAATGAAGTAGGTGGGGTAGCTGATGTTTTCGGTTCTGGATATACGACAAAACGTGATTTGTATAATAGGTTGAGAGCGTTCTTGGAAGGGATGAGAGCTTAATAAAAAGTAAAAAAATGGAAATCATATCAAAACTAAAAAACTGGTTAATAGTATTGCCGATGATCCCTGTTGCTATCGGTGGAGTGGCTAAAGGGGTAGACATATTAAAATACGACATTGTTGGACTCCCGAAAAACTCCGAAGAGAAATATATCCAGCACATGATAAGGAGTCATTTCGTTGAGGGAGAAAATTCAAAATCCACAACGATTGAAATGGAAAACGGAAACAAAGTAATTATACAGGTGTTTAAGGATGGGTGTGTTACGATGAAACGAGTATCGAAGGATGGATTGGCGAGTGGATTAAAGATAATTCCTGAACCGGAACGAGAAGATAATTTGAGTCGAAATGAGGGAAACATTGCTTATGCCGGTATGCCCAGAGTTGATTTAGGAGTGCATAAGAATGATCCTAATTTCAAAGAACATATCAAAAGTAATGAGATTGTAAGGGTTTATAACGATGGTTGTGTGTTAATTGGAAGATTGAGTAAGCTCGGAAATATCGACAGGTGGGAATGGGTGAAATATCAGCATTAACATGAAATACAAACTATTATCAATTCTTATCGGTTCGATAGGCTTGATTTTAATTTCAAGATATGTCTATGGTTCGGATAAATATCTTGGAGTTTTTGAGATAACCGGATATTGTAATGATGAGAAATGTACGGGCAAAAGTTTTGGTGATAAAGGATATGGGATTACGAAATCAGGTGAAGTGGCAAAATGGGGAACGGTGGCGGTCGATCCGAAAGTAATTCCACTCGGTACTAAATTAAAAATAAGTGGATTTCGTACAATATTCACGGCTACCGATATAGGCGGGGCGATAAAAAAGAATAAAATTGATATATGGTTTCCGGCGCACCAAGATGCGCTGAACTGGGGAAGGCAAAAAAAAAAGGTTTGGATAGTTAAATAATAAGATGAAAAGCCAATACGCTGAAACTTTTATGAAATCGTGGTCAACTAAAGAATTGCAAAGATATTTACGCATGTTTTATAAAACTTTAGAAAACGCTGATAATTACGAACAAGAAGAAAGAATAGACAGGTTAATACATGTGATTAAAGTAATATTGGAAAAACGAGGCATTTATGTCAGGGAAAAAACTACATTTACTTTTGTGAAAATTAAATAAGAGGTTGAAATTATGGCTAAAAAAATAAAATTTAAAGCTCCTTATATTGTTCATACATGGCTTGAACGAGACAGACAGAATATTTGGGTTGAAGATGCTAAGGGTAGAGAAGTTGCGGAATGGTGGGACGAAGAATTCAAACAAATGGTAGACGATGGATTTTTTAAATTTACTGGAAGCAGGGGACGCATAGGTGAATCAGTAATTAATTATCTTGTCGAGATGAGAATTATAAAAGCGGAACAAATGTCTGATGGATTTAAAAAAGTATGGGTATTGCCGGAATTTACGGAAGAATAAAGGAAAACAATTATGGATAAAAAATTACCAAAAGAAGTAACAACACAGACACAGACTACTACCGATGATATTGAAGGTTTGCTCGAATTAATCAAAGACAAACTTATCAAGCTTAAGAATAAATTAGGTTTTGATAATATTGTCAGTGAATATAATCGGTACATGCAATTGAAAGAACAGACCGTTAAGAATAAAACGAAATTGAGCATGGATGATGATCTTGGTGGTGCTATGCTTGGAGAAGTCGAATCGTTACTGGGCAGGTTGGAAGATTTTGAATTGATGAGTCCCGAAGAAGTAAAACAAGTCAAGAAATATGAGAATCCTATCAGTATTTTAGGTAGACAATTTAGGTTAGAAGGTTATAAGGGATATTTTAAAGTTGGTATTTATATCGCTGCTGGTTGGGTCGGATATAAATATTTGATCAGTCCTTATTTCTTCCCTCTGGCTAAAAAGATATTAACGACTAAAGTTAAGAAGTCGAGAAGTTACGATACTTTGAAGGATGCGGATTATAATATAATTTGATGAAATAAAGATATGTTAATCAAGAAAAGATACAACGAAATCAGAGAACAGATACAGCAAGGGGACGTGATAGCCTTTAGCGGTAAGGGTCACGTGTCTGAGTTGATTAAATTATTTACCTTGTCTTCCGTTTCTCATGTAGCGGTAGTGATGAAATCGAAACATATATTAGGCGATGGAACTGTTACGATTGTAAACGATATTATAGAATCAACAACACTGGATGGGTTTGCCGGTGTTGTTGTGAATAGACTAAGTAAGAGATTGAAAGATTATAGCGGTGAATGTTGGTGGTTGCCTCTCAGCGATGAGACACGAAACAAGATGGATTTTGACGTGTTTTATTCGTGGTTAAAGAATCAGAAAAGAAAGTTATACGATTCGTGGCAGGCCATTGGTTCTGGATTTGATTTCATACTTGATAATAAAGAAGATTTTAACAAGTTTTTTTGTTCCGAATTGGTGGCGGCTGCACTGGAAAAATCAGGTGCAATACCGGATACGAATTGTTCTGAAATTACTCCGGCTGAATTATGTCGATGGAATATTTATCAAAATAATTATTATCAGTTAAGCGGTGAATTTAAAGAGATAAAAAGATTTAATGGAGATAAAATATGAAAATTAAATATTATAAGAATAAATATGCTTACAGATTTGGAGATAAAAACGGAAATATAATTCCATTGTATTCAATACCGTATCCGAACAATGACGATTTTTCACAGTATATAAAAACAGAAAAAGAATTTTTTTCGGAATATCCCCATCTTAAATATTCTACAGAATTAACAACCGAAATCACATTCCTCTTATCGCTTGGATCGAGATTTGGTAGAAGCGATAAAGAGTCCTGGATAGACAGCGAAAATATATTAGTATTGAGAAGCCTTCCATTGCGTAGACATATAAAAGATGCAGAGAATTTTGCTATCGCAATAGAGCATTTTTTAGCTAATAATTTATTGGAAAGTTATCAAAATACAAAGCATTTGTTTGATAAATACACTTATTTTAAAAAAAATAATTTTTAGATTAAAATATCATAATGTCTAACCCCTTCGGAAAGGGTAATCCAAGCATAAATTTTAGAACGGAACAGAAAGAGAACAATGCTGGTATCTCTGAAGATTTCAGTGCTGACGGGCGAAAATACAATCAAAAAGGTATTGCCTGGACAAACAATAAAGCGTTATATGAAGGTGGTGACGGATTTTATTGCAGAATGTGTGGGGGTATTTATTCGTATCGAATCTTTTTCAATACGGACGAAAATTCAACTGAGTCGGTGCTAGATAAATTTCCTATCAACGATAGATCGAAACAAGACATAATCAAGCTTATAAAAGAAACACTTGAAGAAATAAATGCTTACAAAATAGGGAATCCGATATTACAATTTAAGCTTGATGCTTCCGTAAATTATGACAGGCAAATTAAAGTACCAAATGGCGATATTTGCGGAACATTATATTTTAGTGCGCCTGAGTTGAGAGGGAGTATTCTATGTAATTACCAGAATCGAGACGGTTCTACGGCGGGCAGCACCGGATATAAAAACAATTGGTTCTTTATTTTCTTATCAATCGCTGATAGTTATGTAAAGGACGATGCAAAGTTTAAATACACACTAAAACACGAATTATTACATAATTTTGGATTGGATCATGAGTATCCGGCATACAGTACAGAATATAGAAAGGAAAGAAAAGACGATGTTGGATATAGTTTTTATAATGAGCAAATTAACTATTCAAAATTAGCTCCACAGTTTAAGACATTAGATTTGGATAAAGATAAATTGTGCTGGCTCGATACAATATACAATACGAATCGAGTCGAATCGGAAGCAAATATTGGTTGGACGTGGAAAATAAAAGGACAGATAAGTAATTTACCGATAAACTATAATGAAGAATTTGACTATAAGAGTGGGCATTGTGAGGCGTTGCTTATCAACCTCGATTCGATGGAATATGAGTATAGAATGCCGATAGACTACACGGGATATTTTGAGTTTAGATTAAGAATCGCTTCGGATAGTTTGAAAAGATATGGGTTGTTGATGGTTAGTTCTCACTGGAACTGGAAAAGAATGGTTGAATATGAAAACGAGAAACATGACAAATTTGAACCTGGTAATTTCTGGACAGATAGTAGGGAAAGTTGGAACAAGGGATTTCTCTATTATTTTTTTGATGATAAATCTATTCAATGGGTCGCTGATAAGGCTCTAGGCAGTGAATCAAAAGGAACTGTACCATCGTTCGATAATGATGTGTGGTCGTTTCGGTATGAAATATTTGGTAAAGATAGTGGGATAATTTCGTTTGTTTATGTTCATGCAAATAAAAAAGCTGACTCGTTACAAGATTTGGAAGATAAAACTGGAATTAAAAATATCTATGCTTATTTTATAGATATTGGTGAAAAATATAGTGTTGCATCGTTTATGAAGAAATATGTATCGGGAAATAAGTTGAAGAAGTTGGGAAAAGGATCAGATTTCAAATGCGCTAAATTTAAGAATAAAAAGTAATGAAAATTATAAACGAACAATACAAAAACAGATGTTTGTATGAAGGGTTTCGTACCGAATATCCTGGTCTTTTCGAGATTATATCATTAGAATACGAAGAAGATGGTTCTGTAATTATTAGAATTAAATCAGAATTATTGCGTGTGCCACGCATTAAATTTACAGCTTTGAAAAGTGTATAGAAACAAAAAAAATAAAACAGTAAAAGTAGTAAAAACAGTAAAAACAGACGGATGTATTGGAATAATACTATTTACTATTTTTTTTACTGGTACAATTCTATCCGCTATTTACTTTAGTGGGCGTATCGATCTGTATGGTTATGAAAAAGATTTAGAACGAAGAATTCCATTTACAAAACACGAACAAATAGTTTATGGAAAGCATGATAAGAATATAGTTAGATTTAAAACAAATTACGATACTGAACTTATTTATACTTTTCCTGAAAATATACCGTTGGAAAAGATAGCGCAATTTATGAAAGAAAACGTTGGACAGATTGCCAGCATAGAGATAAAAAATATCCAAAGTGCTTTTTTGAAAACGTTTAATATAATGGTGCAATAAATGATTGAAATCGAAGAAAAAATAATTTGTTCTAAATGTGGTAAGCTGATACAATCGTATCGGGATGATGCGTTTAATCCACAATGGACTAATGTTTCTCCGTATAGCGGGAGTAATAATGTATTGTGCGATGGTTGTCGTTCAGTGCCTCCTGATTTTGCAAAAGAAGATAAAGAAAAAAAGGAAAGCATTGCAAAATTGGAAGATTTATTTAATACATTGTTGGAACAATACTATCAAGCGCAACAGTTGGCATTAGACGATGCATGTCTTGATTATGAGGAATTAGAAGAAAATGTCGATGGATATAAAAACGACTTTAACAAACTATTAAAATTACTTAAAAAACATTTAATATAATGGCTGAATTTTTACAATTTTTATTTGTAACGAGTATTGTCTTAGACATTCTTTGTGTAGGAACTATAATTTCTATAAAACCAGAAGATTTAAAAACTGATAAAAAAATTATGAGAATTGGAAAATTTGTTTTGATTACATTAATTTTTACAACGGCGTATATTATATCTTATCTATTATGAGTGACGGATGGATCAGTCGAAGAAAATTAAAAGATGCTAAAAAATGTGTGAATTGTGGTAAGATTTGCAATGAAATAATTTTTTGTTTTGGTGATTACAGGGCTGAATTTAAAAATTATTATATCGAAAGAGACAACCCTGATTCTTTGTTTCGATATTTTGATAGATTAAGCTTTGTTCTTCATCCTGACGATAAAATTTATCAATCTCTGTTACGATGTGGTAAGTGTAGTGATACTTCTGGCAAAGATGTGAGATTTTTTAAGGAATAATATGACAGACCTGAAAAAGTTTACAAATTTGTACGAGGGATTTGGTATTTCTTATAGCGTAGAAAAATTATTAAAAGGTGAAACAATTCATGACTTTATAATTAATGATGAAATCGTGGTAAATATTCATCCATTTAATCAGCCAGAAAATTCAAAAATTTATGGGTATCATGGATTTTATACAGTTCTTATTTTTAGTAGAGATGGTAAATTTATTAAGCAAATGATTTTGATATAATATGAAAGAAAAAATCAAGCTAACTCAGGAACAAAACATTGAAAAGCTCGTCAAATTCAGTCAGTTGGATTTATTTTTAAAGATTGGATTATTAACGATTGGTTCTATTGCATTGTATTATGGTTATATCTACGGCACTGAAAAGATGGTAGAGGTTCAGGCACAAATAGAAGAATATAGGAAAAGGTTGGCAAGATTACCGTTCGTGGGATCATCGTTTAAAGAAAGTTAAAAATAGATATGTCTATTAGAAAAATTTGTACTCAACAATTTGAAATAGAAGTTGAAAATGATTTCCAAGCATTTATCGTACCAAAAATTAATGATTTTATTAATAAACAATTTTTGCTCGGTACGCAAGAAATTGGATTACCTCCAAATACAGTTATGAGAACAATTGCAAATGTTGTCAATTCTTATAAATTTATAGCAAAATGAATATTACGCTTCCGCTTAAATTTCTAAAACCTGTAAGAATGGTAGTACCGAAACTATGCAGGACTGTGACACAAACTAGAAAGGTAAAAATAGAAGTTGCAGAAGATAAACAATATATGTTTATCAATGTGGGGGCAATCGTGGTTTCGACAATAGATTCAAACAATAATGATATGATACTTATGATTTGGCACATGCTGAACGATGGAATGTGCGAAGTTGATTTCGGAGTTAAAATAAATAAGAAGATGACAGATCCAAAAATTAATTAACTTTTTTTAAGGAAAAAACATAAATGGCAATCTTTAAGAGATGTATTAGAATAGAAAAAGACAAGACCGTTCCATTATTTGATACTGTAAATGTAAAAGTCCCAAAAGGAGAACTTCCAATAGTTATTTTTAAAGATGGAAAAGAAATATGTTTAAATCCAGACACAAAAGGTAAAATTCAATAGTAACTTTTTAATAAGGAGAAGAATCATGGCAGACAATGATGTAATTAATGGTTTTTTAGGTGATATAGGGTTTAGTATCAAGAGCGTTACTGATAAGGTAAAAGATACCGTATCGAAGGGAACTGAGATGGCAAAACAGGTATCGCCTCAGTATCAGGCTGGCAAGGCCGCACTGGATCAATTCAAAGGTGGGATGAAAACTGTAAAAAGTACCACTCCTTCGGGTCGAACAATTTCCAGACGTGTCCCGGCCAGTTCCGGCACTGCCATTCCAACGACTGGTTCAAATTATAAGGGTCGGTTCACTATTAAGGATTTGCTTTCAAGGCTGTCAAAAAAAAGGATATTGAAAATTCCTGTTTTATATTATGGTATAGGCGGTGCGGTGTTGATTAGCTTGCCATTTCTGAGAAAATTAGGTAGGAAAAAGTAAATTTCGGAAGGGACAAAGAGCGGTTTCATCCTTAAAATATTTGGCGAATCGCCACAAATTATTTTTATAAAGTCAAACCGCTCGTTCCTTTCTTTTTTAGTGTAATGAATATTATAGTTCAATTCAAACAAAACGATTTTGTCTTGTTCGCTACTATTGATAAAAAAGGTATTATTTGGGTAGAAAGCAGAACCGAGAGAGAATTTTTCCAATATCTAACCAATCCGTTTTCGTATGGGATTGTTAAAATTACCAGAGATGAAAAGAAAAAGATTTTAAGAATATTGGAAAAAGATAAAAATGTAAAACTGTGCATGAGTAGAAAATATCCGGTTGAAACGCCACAAATGAGCAGGAATTTAAGATATTATAATGTGTTTAAAATTCAATCAAAATAAAATATGAAACTATCCAGGAATTATCTTTTTGAATTGATTGATTATTCAAATTTTTATGATCTGTATCCTGGTTATTCCTCGAAAGCAATAAACGGAAAAGATTATTATTTTAATACGAAAAAACAAGCAATTCAATGGGTAGATATTGTAAAAGATATTTTTGAATCATTTCCATCAAAAATAAAAGTATATAGGACGGTATATTTCAAAAATATAGAATCTCTGAGAAAAGACGATCTGGGGGAAAGCTGGTCGTGGGAAAGAGATTCCGCCATTGAGTTTGGTGTTCACGCAGGAAATAATTATATTTTGTCTGGTATTGTGAATCGAAAAAATGTTGACTGGAAGCGAAGCATTGAAATGTTTGTTGTGAATTCGTCTGATCCGTTCAGTAGTGAAAGCGAAAACGAATTATATATTCCATTCTCAGAAGAAGTAATTAAAGACTTAAAAATAGAAAAAATTATTTAAAAATATTCTTGACTTGAATTTTTTTTGTGATATAATGTGATACAGTGAATCACACAGATAATAAAAAAGGAAAATGATACAAAGATGAAAACTAAAACTATAAATCAAATCTGCAAGAACTTAAAACAATTTATTAATAAAATAGAACAGGCTGGAAAATATGTAGAAAAAGACAGTTTTACCCGTTCCGAAACAATAGAAATAATGAGTAATTGTATTAATATTCATAAGTCTTTAACTGTATTTGAAACAAAATTACTCCAAAAGACCTGTTTATAAATTTTAAATAAATTAAATTTTTTTCTTGACTATGTGATATAGTGTGATACAGTGAATCACATAAAATTTAAAAGCAAAACGATATTGGAGGGAGACGAGGAGACATAAGATGAAGATAACAAAAAATTATCGAATAAAAATTAACAAAAGAGGCGACTTGGTATTGTACAAGGGCAAAGTGCTGATGGGATATATCAAAACTGTATCAACAACTCCTGGATTAAAAGATTAATTTATAACTCTTATCCCCGCTAAAAGAAGAAAAACATGATAGACATTATGAAAAGAACTGACGGTAAGATAGTAACCGGACATAGAATCCGGTTTTTAAACCAAAAGAAAATCGACCAACTGTACCATTCTTATAATGGTTACAGTATTGAAATTTTCGACACTGAAGCCGAAGCGGTCGCCTATTGGGGCGAGTTGCTAAATATTATAAAATCATAACTATTAACCCTTCAAGTTGTCTGGATATTGTAATAGTTTGTCTATTATCAAAGTAAAAAGAATTACCAAGACACAGATAATTTTAGAAAATGGGATTAAGCTTAGAAACGATTCCATAAAAATGTATGGAGAGAATCAAGGTTATTGTTTAAAAGCAATAAGAAGAAGTGCTTGGAATAAGACAAATTATTATATCGAAAACGAAGATATTAAAGCTCGATACAAATACGAACAACTTTATTTAAAAACCAAAAGAAAGTTTGAATCACTAAAATTAAAAGAATTAACAGTCGAGCAATTGAACATATTATTGTCTGCAATGATTCAAACAACACCCACAGAAAACAAATCAATAGAAGAACAAGAAACAAATTAATAAATAAGGAAAATCAATGAAAATGAAATTGATACAAATAAGCATAAGAGTTGAACCCGACATATTAAAAGAAGTGGATCGGATCGTTAGAAGAGACAGACCAGAAATGATTGCGCTCGGATCGGAATGTACCAGGAATAGTATTGTTAGAAAAGCTCTGCGGAAATTTGTCGAGAAACAATAAGGTAAGATAGATTCTATATATGTTGAAACTTATAGTTATGGATGTGGCTTTAAAATAATTTTATGGATTGGAAAATTTTCCAAGTCAGTAGAAAAAATAAACAGTAAGAATTATATTAAATTGGGTTGTAGTGCTAATCCTTATAATAATGACTGTCTAACCGTGATAAACGAAGAACTATTTTACTCTGGTTCAATTTTTGCAGAACTAAAACAAATAAAATCACTACCAATTATTAATAATGACAAATCTTATTCCGATTGATAATCAGCAAAATAATCAAATAAAGCTATACAAGGAAACTTATTTTGATCTGGTTGATAGATTTCTCGCTGTCTCAGACATTGTTCCAAATTCTAAAAAATTCTACAAAAAAATATTGAGATATTGGTATGAATGGTGTGAGGAAAATAACGTTACTACTCCGACAAGGGAACACATATTGATTTATAAAAATTCACTAAATATTAAATCTCGATATACTCAGGCAGCTTACTTATCTGTTGTTGGAGAATTCTATAATTGGCTCGATATTGAAGGTATTTATAAAGATATTACAAAAGGAATCAAGGTTAAACATAGACAGGTCGATCAGCATACCAGAAGTAAATTAACTCTTGAAGAAATTCACGCACTGTTAAACAGTATCGACACCAGCACTTTTACAGGAAGTAGAGATTTTGCTATGATAAATCTTATGGTGCGAACTGGATTAAGAATGATTGAATTGAACAGAGCAGATGTGAACGACTTTTTCTTTTTAAATGATAGAAGGGTTTTGTACGTACAAGGCAAGGGACGTATCCAGAAAGACGAGTTTGTGATTATTAATGAAGAAACGTACAAACCTTTGGAAAATTATATAAATACGAGACAATTTTTATCAGTTACCAATAACAATCAACCTCTTTTCGTTTCTCATAGTATTCGAGGTTCTGTAAACGATCCAAACAAGACGAATCGGAGGCTAACCGTAAACGCTATCAGATATATTGTGTGGACAAGGCTAAAGCAAGCCGGTATTAAGCGAAAAGACATTGTGGGGCATTCGCTTAGACATACAACGGCAACACTCGCTATAGATGCTGGCGCTACCATAGAAGAGGTTCAAGCACTAATGAGACATAAAGACCCTCGAACTACCATGATTTATATTAAAGAAAGAAACAGGTTTAAAAATGCGGCAGAAGATAAGATAAAAATTTAAACGAAGGAAACGGCTTATCCACATTAAGCGTGATTAACGTGGATAATAAATAATAAAGAATATTGATAAATTGATCGATCCGATAGAGGAATAGATAGAATTTTAATTCAAAACGAGGCAATAAAAATTATGAAAATCAAATTTATATTATTATTTATTATCTTTTTCCTTTTAGGCTGTGAGGTTGGTGTTCATGTTTGTGCCACGAGACCAGGAATTTATGAACTAAAAAGTGAAACATTTCCCAATGCACAAACCTATCGTTTTGATTCAACAGCAAAAGATAATATATTATTTTGTGGTACGAATGAAATTGCACTTGAATTTACAGATTTAACAACTGGGAAAAGAATTAAACTGGAAGAAAACAATATGCGATATAGAGGTAAATTAATACTTTTAAAGGAAACATGCAAATGAAAACAGACACCGAAGAATGCTTAATTGAAATACAAAACAAAGCCAACGAAATCTTAAAAATTAATATAAACGATAGATAGAATTTTAATTTAAAAAATATCCAAAAAATAAAAGGAAGAATAGAAAGAAAGGAACAAAAATCATGGAAAAAACAGTAACGATAGAATTAATTACTCCGATGCTGGGAACAATCCCAAAAAACAAAGAAATCTACGCCGATTTTATCGCAACGAAAAATCCCGCAGGTATAGATAATGAAGAAATACAGACTATTGAAGAAATTGAAGAAAAAGGCTGGACGGGATTTCATTCTGATGAACAAGGGCTGTTTGTTTATGATTATTTTATCAAAGGATTCCTTAAAAATGCTGGCAATGTTTTGAAGGAAGAGCTTAAAATTAAAGCGTTAAGAAGCAAGATAAGTGATTTTCTTTTCGTAAAGCCTAGAAAAATCTACATTGGACAGAAAGTGGACGGGGTTCTCGAAAGACCATTAAGAGGACAGACGGCACAAGGACAGCGAGTAACTCTCATACGGAGTGATTTTGTAAAAGAAGGAACAATGATTACCTTCCAGCTGAAATTATTGCCTCACAAAGAACTTACCTGGGAAGTGATAGATTCTTTGTGGATGTATGGAGAAGATCAAGGACTTGGACAATTTAGAAACGGTGGTTATGGTAGATTTAAAATTATTGCGTAATGGTACGGTGCTGTGGTGTTTGGTTTAGGTTTAGTACGATGAGGTAAAGTGCGGCAAAAGTAATGTGTCGTTTAGCGGGACGAAGTAATGGTCAGGCAAGGACAGGTCTTGTTTGGTAGTGTAATGGTTTGGTGTTGTGGCGTATGATTTAATGTAGCAAGGTAATAATAGTGTGTGGTTCGTCCTGGCAGGGTGATGGTTGGGTATAGTGCAGTGAAGTCCAGTAATGGTGTGGTAAAGCGATGTGGGGCTAGGGTTAGGTGCGGTAAAATTCTATATGGTTTCAGTGTGGTGGTGTTATGTACGGTAGAATGGTGTGGTCGCGCAAGGTAATGGTAAGGTACGGTGCATTAGAAGAAGAAAAAAGAAAATTATTAACAGAACTAATACAAAACGGATAGATAGTAACTTGTCATCCAAAACGCAAGAACGTATCATAAGGTAAGCATTGCGTGATGCAGGGAGATACTAAAAAGAATTAGCCGGAAATAAACTAGAATAAAACCGGCTACGACTCTTTCAATAGTTACTATCTATCTTTTTCATAAGAAAGAAGGTGGTTGTGATAGAAAAAATTTACAGATGTGATTTGTGCAACATACAACAAGAAAAACAAGGATGGAGAGATTGTCTCGATTATTTATTATCAAAAGTAAGTTTAATTGAAAATAACATATTAAACAAGAACGAAACGATAGACAGGAAAGAAGTATCGACAAACACAGACGACATTCTGATTAACAAAATAAAAGAACTTTCAAAGAAATTGGTAGAAGATAATATTGCCTTTCCGATGGAAATGGATTATTTTTTAATCGAACAAGCAATGCTTCGGGGCGCATCCATAGCTTTTCAATTGCTAATGGAAAAAGAAACAGAATCAATAACAAGTGAAATAACAACAAAAAATGGACTTTTATACCGAAACGGTAAAATGATAGAATTACCGTACGCAGACGATGTGGCAAGAAAACATGGATATATGTATGCGGAGCAACTGGTTCGTGCGCTCGAAAGTAAAAATAAAGAATAAAAAAGGAGAACTTAGTATATGAATCTAGAATGTCGTGGAGATTATTTTTCGACTGATGGTATTAATTATTATCGTTGCCTTTGGGACGGAACTGCTTTGATATTAAAAGAAGTTGAAAAATTAAAAACTTGTTCAAATTGTAAAAGAACAATATCTAGCAATGCAGAAAATCATGGAATATTAAAAGCAGAGAAAATCAAATTCGTTTATATTTCTTATTTAACTGGCAATAAACTGGAAATAAGACTTCCAGGTAAGGAATAATAAATGAAAAGAACCTGTTTAAAATGCAACGAAACAATCGACTCTGGACATTTCTGTAAAAAATGTACCAAGAAAAATAAAAGAATCAAAGATAGAGAAAAGAATAGAAGGATCGGCAGCTCTGGACATTATCACAGAACTGAATAAATAATGAAGCGATTAATAATCCATATAATAGTATCAATATCAATAGCAGCTATAATTACCATAGGACTCATATATTATGGTAAGAATGAATCACCGGACGGATACATAATACTATATAATGATGCGGGAAGGTGGACATACGCTTCACCTACTGGGTCTGAACACAATCAAAGTTTACAAGATTATGCAAACAGAAAAATAGCAATTGGAAGAGCCTGGCAATATTATAAATGGGAAAAAAGAAGAAATGCTCGCAATAACTGGCACAAATATAAAGGAGATAAAAAATGACACCAATAAAATTGAAAAAAACAGAAAAGGAATCATGTGCATCGTTCGGGAATATGCAAAAAATAGAATTTCAAGTATTATCTAAAAAACTTAAAAAATTAGTTGATGAAGAAGGTCTCGGTCTTTATGGTTCTCTGTCAACAAAATGTTGGATAGAAAAAATAGAAAATAAAAAAATTTCCGAAGAAAGTTATTGTGGAGAATATTATATTACATATTTTCCGTCTGGACAAAAACCAGTATATAGCATCCTACCAGATTGGTTTAACATACTGTTGGATGAATTTGAAAGAAATTCCAAAAAAACCATACAAAATGGTATTAAAAAATTACTTGCTTTATAATCAAAACACATGACTATTCACAAATAGACAAAAAGGAGCTTGTGGATGAAACCATATCTAATACAAAGAGCAAAATTCCAGGATAATCCTAATCGTAAAGGCATTGATTCAATCTTAGATTTTGATTACATGGGAAGCGCAGAATTTGAATTCGGAGCATTACCACAAAGCCTAAAAAGAATCAGAGAAAATATATCTAACTATTGCATATCTTCATTTGATATAAATAACAAAAAAATCAGTATTTTTTATGATAACAAACTGATAGAAAGTCCCAAAGAATTATCAGAAATTATAGAAGGTCTTGCAGATAATAAATTTTGTCTAAAAGAATATTGCGATTTTCAACACTTCATATATTTTAACCCACTCATGCTTAAATGTGATTTTTGGTGGGACATAGAAAATGATTATATGTTCTGGAAATACAATGAAGAATTTAATAATAAATTTATAAAATTAATAAAACCAGGAGGGAAAAATGGATGATATTTTAAAAGCACTAAAGGATGGATTAGATCAATTACTAGAAGGCGATCAAGACAGTAAAGACAATACAGAATTAAAGCTACCCGATCCTGTAAAAATGAGTCTGAATCACGCTATCGCCTTAACAGATAAGTATGAATCACTGGACAAAAGATTGGATATATTAAAATTTTGGTTTGATTCAGAAAAAACCAGAATCGAAAAACAGAAGGAATTTATCGAAAAATGTTGCGAAGGATTTATGTTAAATTACATGGAGCGGTGTGGATCGAAATCATTGATATTGCCGAATGGACATAAATTTGGATTAAGAAAATGTCCAGATTCAGTAGAAATCAAAGATGAAGAAAAAGCAATAGACTGGTGTAAAGAAAATCTAAAAGAGGCGTGTAAGGAAAAAATTAGCTTATTAAAAAAACCGATAATTGATTATGTAAAATCTACGGGTAGCTTACCGGCAGGTATTGAATTTATTAGTTCGGAATCGAAGGGGCTTTCTTTTTCGATAAGTTAATGTATAAAAACGAATCCGACTTTGCAAAAGAAGTGATTGAATGGCTGAAAGATTATCAATGGGAAGTGTACCAGGAGGTTCAATTCCATGAGAAAATTGCAGATATTGTAGCGGTATAAAACAATATCGTATGGGTCGTAGAGACAAAACTTAATCTAAAGCGGATTGTCTCAACGGACAAGATCATAATTACGAAATGACAAAAACTTATCCGATTGAATGTGCCAAATCACAATGTACGATTTGCGGAGAAGACAAATAATGGAAATAGAAACTAAAGACCAATTCACTTGTAATCATTGCGGAATATCAAAATCTTTTCTTTTCCACTGGACAAAAAATGTGTGCAAGTCGTGTTGTTGTTTATATGCTCCATGTGGCAAATGCGGAAAATTAATATTTTGGAAATTGGTTCATACCAGTAATGATAAAAGCGAAACGAATCAATATAGATGTTTGAATTGTTTAAAGAAGGAACATCAACATAAAAACAAAAAAAAGAAAGGGATTTAATGAGTTCGGATAATATAATAACGTGTCCTAAATGTAACAAGAAAAATTCACTGTTTGAATATGTCTTGAAATACCCACATATTACTGATGGTGTGTTTACAATTAATTATAAAGCTGAATGTAAAAACAAGAAATGTAGATTTTCTTATTGGTATGATTTTTCTGAAAAAGTAATAGAATAAATACCAAATCGACCAACTTACTATTCATTTTATTCAGGAGATATAGGATGGATACGGAAAAAGTAATATTGAGGCTAAGCATTGACGGTAGATTACTGAATCGATACAACAGCGTAAAACACGCCGCACTTTCTTTGTGTGGACATGAGTGTAAAATTTACAAAGCAATTGAAACAAAAATACTATACCGTGAATCTTTCTGGCAATACGCATTCATAAAAAAAGAAATAGAATTATCAGAAAAAGAACAAATAATATACCAGGAAACAATCTGTCTTAAATGCGAACGCAAATTTCTAACTCGTAGTAAAAAAGTCAATCATGTATGCTCTGATTGCAACATAATCAATGATAACCTTTGGGACAACAACACTGTTTACAGAACCCACATAAATGTATAGAAAGGAAAAAGCACAATGAAAGCAAGTATAATCGAAGAAAAATCTCGTAACTTTAAACCGTTCATATTGAACATTAGCATTGAAAACATTACAGATTTAAAATATTTGTGGTTATCGTTTGGTATGTGTATTGGTTCGGTAATACAATACTACAAAAACAAAGACCATGAAAAGATCGAACACCAAATAGCAGTTGAAGTTTTGCAAAAATTAGACTTACAATCCAAACAAAAAATATGGGAAATACTAGACGAACAATTAGAAAAGATCGAAGAATTGTCCTCTTGATGAACCACCTTAGTTAAATGTCGCCTGTGGCGGGGGTTTTGTTTGTCGGGGTAATGGGACGGTACGAATACAAACAAGCAGTCAACGCCATTGGGCATACGAAACAATATGGCTGGCTGTCGCCAGCAGTTAAGAAGAAATAAAAATGAAAATAATAATCATTAAGGATTGTTTAGATTGCCCGCTGTGTGAAGTAGAAACAGACGCTAAGGGTAGTTATTTTAGATGTACGAGCCATGCCATTGATAATTCTGGGTTTTTAGGCAGATCGGTTCGTTCAGTTTTTATTCATAATAGTAAAATTAAAATACCTAAATGGTGCAAATTATCAGATATAAAAGACGGAAGCAGGGAATTTCAAAAATTAATTAATAAATATTTTACTTAATTCGGAGAATTAATATGAAAAAGTATGTGTTTTTGGCTTGTGTATCATTATTATTTTGTAGTTTATCTTATGGCTATGATGCTTTATTTACGTGCCACCAATGCCTAAAAGAAAGAAAAGATTATATAAGTACATCCGAGAATGTCAATCGTATCGTCCTGGACGAAGAATGGCTTTATGGTAAGTTCGGGGTTAAAATAATAAACAAAAAATATTACGATTCAAAAGGAGATTTACATAGACATTCTTATAGCGGATTTCCCGAACAAGTTACATGCTCAAATGGTCACGATTGGTATATTTTTTATTTCATGAGGTGTAATGACGAGTGTAAGTGGCCAGACGGAAATGTAAGGTTTGATGAAATAAAAAGGGAGAAATAAATTGAAATACATCGCATATTCTTTACTAGGTGTTATGTGGATGGCTGCTACCGTTGCTCTAGCCTTTTCAATTATCGGAATCTTTGTCCTGATATTTTCAGAAACCTGGCGGAAGCTTATCCAGGGTATCTTGTCTGGAATGAGAGAGGAATCGGAAAACCATGACTCCATACTATAAAATATATTACAGAAAAAATAGGAAAAGAATAATAGCAAGGAATCGGGAATATTATTTTAAAAATAGGGAAAAATGGCTCGTTCACGCCAAAGAATATAACCGGAAATATCCAGAGAAAAGAAAATTAGCCTTTGGGAAATGGTACAAGAAAAACAAAAGCAAGGTAAAAAAATATAATGCTCAATACTTCATAGCTAATAAAGATAAAATTTACAAGAGAAGAAAAGAACTAGAAATTAAAAAATTAATAATGAAAGGACTGGTATGAAATGGAAAATGATTTTAGAAAAGCACGAATTGGTGATAAAGTATTTCATATAATGTATGGATGGGGAGAAATATCAGAGTTAAATTCGAATACTTTTGGGGTAGTATTTACAGATAAAAATAATAAGCGCATCACTTCGTGGTTTTTTTACAATGGAAAGTCTGATAGCAACTATATAAATCCTTCTGTTTTTTGGGACGAAGCAATAATTACGCCCCCACCAAAACCAAAAAGGAAAGTAGAAAAAATATTGGAGGGGTGGTTGAATATTTATCCTAATAAAACATGCAACAACGACCTTTCCGCAATGTGTTACAGTTTGTATAAATCGCAAGACTTGGCCGATAAAACAGCGCGTAAAGAAAGAAGAATCGGAGAGTCCTGTTATGTGATCCATAAATACACAATCGAAGAATAGAAAGGTAAAAACGAAAGAAGCATTGAGAAGTTTAACGACTCAGTCACAAGTATCGAATATACAAGCAGAAAATCTAATGGTTGATATCAGTGCTGTAAAAAAACTGCTCAAACAGTACGAAAATTGTTTGATTGGAGAATTAAAAACAAGCGATGAACTTGCCGAAAAGATCAGGCTGGAATTGTTAATAGATGATGCTGTGAAGGCACAGATGGGAGTAGCTGATGAGTAATATAGTCGATCATTTTATAGCGAAAATTATTTCTAAAAAAATGATGGAACAATACGAAAGAATCAGACAAACGGGCTCAACCGATATGTATGATTATTATGGCGTTACCAACATTGCGAAGATTTTGCAATGTAAAGAACTTGCCGGAATTTCATTGAAAGATTACAAAATATTGCTTTTAAATTTTCAAAAGCTTATGAAGCATTACGATATTAAACAGCCACCCAAATCTTAGAAAGGAAAAACCAAAATGTCAATATTTATCAGCGATCCACTCGGAGAATTAACAATATCCACCGGAGGAAACCTTACACACATAAGCCCAGACCTAGAAATAGAATTTGTGGGTAAGGATAATAGTTTTTTCGTTTCTTTGACACAAGATGGAAGACTTAAAATAGTGAAATCAACCAGGAAAAATAGTATACAGACAAAATTAATCAGTACCTTAGCAAATGAAATAATTGTCAGCTAATGAACAAAAAAACACAAAAAACACAACAGATAGTACGGTATAAAAAATCATAAAATTATTTTAAATTAGTTGTTGACAAGATTGAAAAAGGTGTGTATATTCGCTGTATATGAAACGTATCAATTGCCATTTAACAAATCTTCAAATCAAACAATTAAAAAAACTATCAAAAGAAGTTGGGCTGTCGGTTGCTGAAATTATTCGCCGAGCAATAGATGAATATATAACAAAATGAAAAAGACATTTCTTTATCGTGCGAAAATAAACAGACAGACAGAATCTAATTGCTGTCGATGGATTGAAATTTGTCGTGATGTTTATAACTCCGCATTAGGGCAAAGAATTAATACGTACAAGGAAGCCGGAAAATCTATAACCAAAAACAATCAAGTAACACAATTACCTTTAATTAAAAAAGATTTTCCAAGTATTAAGATAGTTAGCTCTCAAACACTTCAAGATGTGATTGAACGTCTCGATAAAGCCTATAAAGCATTTTTTCGTAGAGTAAAGTTTGGAGAAAAAGCCGGATTTCCCCGTTTTAAGAATCGAAACAGCTATAATTCCTTCACCCTTAAACAGCATGGATATAAACTTGATGGTAGGTATTTATATATTAAAAACATTGGCAGGTTCAAACTCTTTCTTTCCAGACCGATTGAAGGAAACGTCAAAACCGTTACCATCAGAAAGATGCCTACAGGTAAATGGTATGTATCTTTTTCTTGTGATGATGTTTCTGCCAAGCAAGTCTCAATAACCGATAAAATCATAGGAATAGACGTAGGAATTAAAAATTTCTGTGTTGACAGCGAAGGAACATGCGTTAAAAACCCTAAATTTTTATTTGATTCTGAAAAAGAACTTAGACGTAAACAGAGAAAACTTTCCAGAAGAAAAAAGTGTTCTAGCCACTGGAACAAAGCAAAAATATTAGTTGCTAAAGTGCATGAAAAAATAACAAATCAAAGAAAAGACTTTTTACATAAGATTACCAATAAATATATTAATAATTTTCAAACTATTTATATTGAAGATTTAAAGATTAAAAATATGGTTAAAAATAGATATTTGAGCAAATCTATTTCAGACAGTAGTTGGGGTACTTTCTTTCGGTTTCTTTCTTATAAAGCTGAAAATGCTGGTAGGAAAGTAATTAAGGTGAACCCTGCCAATACTTCACAAAAATGTTCTACTTGCGGAGAAAAAGTCCAAAAATCTTTATCTGTTCGTATACATTCGTGTTCTTTTTGTGGCTTGAAAATAGATAGAGATTTGAATGCTGCAATAAATATAAGTCAGGATGGGCAGTCCTGTCAGGCATTAACTAATGATATGTTAGAATTGGTAGCCTGAGTATCTTTTGATTTCAACTACAAGGAATGTCAAATATCGTATATACGTAAAAGCCTTGCAAAATAAGGGAAAATCCACAAAATAATAATATGAAAACCAATACCGAAATTACGATATGTCAATCCCGAAAAACACTTGCAAAAGGAATCATAGAAATAGCATTAGATGAGTGCATTCAAAAAATTAACCAAGAAATCGAACAAGAAAAATCAGAATCAGTAAAATATACAGTGTCTCCACTTTATATAAATGGACTTACAAAGGCGAAAAATATTATTAGTGAAATGAAACGAATTGTGAGTTCAAAATGAAAAAACTCATAAAACTATAACATGGAAATCATTATCGAACAAATCAGACAAACGATCATAAAAGAAATCACAAAAGAAACGTTGGAGGAATGTATCAAAGAAATTGACAGAGAAATTCTTTCGATAAAATCGCGTCCATACCCATTTTATCAACATCATGCGGATGGACTTGTAATGGCAAAAAATATCATCAACGAAATGAAACGAGAAAGATATTTATAATGAAAAAACTAATTAATAAAAAGTTCAACATGGCACACTCATTAAAACATTTAGATGAAGCGTATAAAACAATTTGCGATTTAACATTAGAAGAACAGTCCGATTACGCAGATGAAGTTTGTATTAAAAATGTAAACAAGAAATTTTTAATAAATTCTTGTAAAAACATCGACCTTTATAAGGAAAATTTTACAGTCTACAATACAACCTCAATTGGCAATTTGGCGTATATAATATTGCACTGTAAGGATAAAGAAGCTGTAGATGTTTGCAGAGAATTATTATTAAGGTATGAAGATTATATGAACGAGGGATGGGATATTTGGAATTAATATGAAAAAACTTATCAACTTTCCAGACGACTTAATCAAAAAAATTGTCAAAGAACAGTGCCAAAGAGGAATATTACAATTTAATAAAACGGTTGTTACAATTCTTTACGAAGCAATTGATAATAAAAAGAAGAAATGAAAGTAAAACTCCATGCATTAACAAGAAGTGACGTTCCGAACTATGCATGGCAATGATGGGTAATCATGCGAGCCGACCTGTGCCATCCTCGATACGGTGGATAGCGTATGTCAAAACGTATACTCCGTATCGGGTCGGTCGGATTATTAAAAAACAGTTTTTGATTGATTTTTAAAACGATACGCAAAATGAATAACGATGATGATGTGGAAAAATTTATAAAATTTTACAAACAATTTGGAATAGAAATTGTGTATCCCAAACTTATTGATAATGAATATTTTATGATTCTTCCAAAAGATGTTGTCTCTGGACATGAAAAACTTGACGGCTATTGTGATTTTTATACTAAAATAGTATTTAACAGAAATGGTAAATTTACAAAACAAGGATTTTGGGAGTAATTACAAAAGCGTTGTAGTGATCGTCAAATTATTTCTGATTTTATTAAAAATAGTTAAAAAAGGAGGGGCAAAATGATTTGGATGTCTATGGTATGTTTTGTTGCATTTGTTATTTTTTTTATCATTTTAAAGAATTTGAATAAAGATACGAATGATAGCGATAAATTAATTTTAAAAATATTCGCAGGAGCGTTTGGCGGTATTGGTGGACTTTTGTTCTTTTTTAGTATTTTTTCAATAATTCCGGTTGGCAACGTTGGAATACAAGTTATATTCGGAAAGGCTTCCCAGAACATACTCGAAAATGGATTAAGAACTAAAAATCCGTTTACTAGTGTTCAAAAAATGAGCGTGAAGACTCAGGAACTGAAAGAAAGCGCACAAGTTCCATCAAAAGAAGGACTGATCATGGATGTGGATATTAGCCTATTGTATCGATTAAACCCCCAAACATCTTTCGAGGTATATACAAAAGTTGGAAAAGATTATCAATCAGTTATTGTAGAACCTCAACTCCGTTCGGCAATTCGTGAGATTACATCATCCTACGAGGCGAAAGTATTATATTCATCGGAAAGAGACAAAATAAGCAATGAAATATATTCCTTATTCAAGAAAATGACTGAACACAGAGGAATTATCACAGAGCAATTACTGCTAAGAGACATTGGGCTGCCGAAAGTTGTTTCTGATGCAATTGAACAAAAACTTGAAGCGGAACAAAGATCAGAACAAATGAAGTTTACCTTAATGAAAGAGACACAAGAAGCAGAAAGAAAAAGAATCGAAGCAAGGGGTGTATCTGATTTCCAACACATAGTTAGTGAAGGAATTAATGACAATCTTTTGAAGTGGAAAGGAATCGAAGCCACGGAAGCATTAGCAAAGTCTCCAAATGCTAAAATCGTTGTAATAGGTGGTAGAGACGGTATGCCGCTTATTCTTAATGCAGAAACTAAATAGGAATTGATAAATTATGGATATGTTTTCTCGTTGCATGAATATCGCTTATTTTATAATGCTTGTTGCGACTATTTGTTTTTTGGTAATAGGAATTGAGCTCGAAATGCCAAATATCACCATTTTGGGGATTCCATGCGCCTTGACAGGTATATGTATTGCATTGATAGAAAAAGGAATCAGATCGATAATAGAAAATTAATCAAATAAAATAGGGCGTGCGCCCACAACCAAGGGAGGTTTTAATCTTCTTGCTTTTACCTCCTTTGGTTGGTTTCTCCGAGATAGATTTAAATAAAAAAGTTAGCCTGGGCAGAGACCATTTAGAATCGAAACATATAATTCTAAATGCAATTCTGATAATCATAGCCGAATAGGGGCATAATCCTACAAAGAGTTGCTATATGGTATGTGGGATGCCCCTCCCAGGTATGTAATTCAAAATATAAAAATAAAATTATGAGACTTTTAGACGCATTAAAAGAAACTGGTATGGCTCGTAATGATAAATTTTACAAGACGTTTTACGTCAAGAAAACCGATGAGGGTTATTATGCTTGGTGTTCAATGCTTAATGATGAATGCATAGGAAATTTTTTTGGTAACAATGCGTACGAATCTGAAGAGTGGCTACCTTATACAAAATCAGTATTAGTATCTAATAATATTAAAGTTATGACGGTTACTATGCAATGTTCGTGTGGACAAACAGTAACGATAAACCTTGATTGGTTGAATAAAAAATGAAAATTATAAGCAAAAGTAACTTTGATAATGAATTTGTAAACGATGTATTGGTTTGCGATAATGTTAATCAATACTTTGGTCAGAAGATTGTTGACTTATTAAATTCCCCTGTCGGTCAAGCGGTCAAGATTCAATTTATTTTTACGAATTAGTTCAGGATAATCACAAGCTCTATTCTTTTAAACCATAAAATTATATTCAGTAGAAAGTGATATGGCAAAAAACAAAAAAGAAAAATTTATAAGGTACGAATACGAACCAGAATTAAATATGAAAATAAAATTTAGATGCGAAGACAATGTTTATTGTATTCATTTCATAGAAGATGGAGGCGTTGCAATAGAAAAAACATCATATAGCGCACCAAGTAATTACGGTAATAAACTTTCAATAAAACCAATAGCCACAAATCATATAGTTGTTTATTGATGATAATTTTTATGAAATCTTATAATAAATATAAAAATTCAAAGTTCGGTAATGTGATATTTGTTTTGTTTGTTTTGTTTTCTTTTGTGTTAATTTTTTATTGTTTCTACATACCATTAATTAGTATAAAAAAATGACCTGCAAAGACTTAAACGATTCAATCAAAGCTCCCTGCAATTTCTACATTCCTACAGGATTTTGCAGTAAACCTGACTATTTCAGATGTGTCGAATACATGGCTAAAAACGAACCAGTAATATCATATTCAGCGATGAGAAATTTTCTAAAGTGTGAAAGATTATACTACCATACTTCTATATCTGGCGATGAGTTGATTGAAAAGCCTGATGCGTTAAATATTGGTTCTTATGTTGATTCCGTTCTGAGTCAGAAAAAATTTAATATAACTGGCGCAGAAAATACTGTATGGTTGCAAAAGGCAAGGGCAATTATTGATGGTATGGGTATGCTAGAAATAACAACACACATCGTTAATAAAGATTTTGAATCTCAAAAAGAATTTACAATACAACGAGACGGGCTTCCGCAAATACATGGCTTTATAGATTTTCATCATACTTCTAATAGATTTTTCCTCGAACTTAAAACTACGAAAAGAATAGACGATTACAAACAAGATAAGTTCAAATTCCAAATAGAAGATCAGTGCGGTATGTATTTTTTATCGAATCCGGCGTACGAGTTCTGCGTTATACTTCCTATAAAAGTGCCAGAATTGGAATACAATGAAAACAAAGAAACGATACAACAATATTACAACCGATGTTTAACGGACATTACAAACAGACCTCGTCATTATTTTGTCAATTATAATTACGAAACAAAGAAATTTGGCATCAAACTCTATCGGCAAGAAATTGATGAAAATGAATTAATAAAATTATGTAAATGGACGGCGCAAAATATTCAACGATGTGCCAAAGAAAATTATTGGCCGATGCGAAAAGATTCGTGTTTTTCTCCGATTAAGTGTGATTTTTACGAGGCGTGTTCGATAGGAATTTCAGAAGATAGATATAAAAAAAGAAAGAAAGAATAAAACAATGATAAAAATGATGGTTGTAAAAAAATTAAATATAGAGGTATATAAATGTATTTTTTACGAAGGACGTGAAGACAATATCGCAAAACCAATAATGGTACTTTCTGATTATGAACTTAGTAAATTTTACAATCAATTAATAAACGAAAAAAAAGAGAGAGAAAACAATGAAATCGGCAAAAATATTAATCCATGAACACGCTCATGGATATTGGGCATCGGTACGAACTTATGATTATAGCGATAAACTGCCTGTATTTTTCTGTTACGATACTAATTATTACAAAACAATTAAAGAAGCGGAACAAGAAGTTAGGGCGTTTTGCAAATGGAAAAAATTAAAAATTAGAAAAATAGTAAGGGATTATAAAATATAAAGAGAGCGGAAAATGAGAATACCAACACCGGATGAGCTTAGTAATTTATCACGAGGCAAAATAATAGTAATTTATAGCGATGAAGCTGGTGTCGGCAAAAGCACGTCATGTATACAGTCTTTACCCGAACCAATACTCGATATTTACATCGAAAAAAGAAATTTTGTCAGTTCTTTAGAGTCGATTACAAAAGTAGAAAAATTACCAGATGAAAAGCACGAAGATTGGATAAAAAGAGTTGTACTGGACTGGACATCAAGAGGCAATAGAGTAGTAAATCCGACAACCCATGAAGATTTCTTCGATTTTCTTGATACTTGCTATCAAAAATTAAAGGCAGGTACATTTCCATTCAAATCAATACTATTCGATTCTTTCGGTTACTGGATTAACATTGAACTGTCGAAAAGATTGGAAGATGAAGCGTACCAGTCAAAGGTCGAGAACCTTAAAAGGGGAGAAACGCTAAGAAATTTAACCGAACAAGTACAGATGGATTTAAGAGCGTATGGAAGTTTGTCTGGTATAGTTAATCGTTACATGGGACTAATCAAGCCATTCTCTCAATATAATGTAATGGTAGTGTTGATTTTTCAAGGTGATAACAGCCCATCGTATAATAAGGCTCTGTCTTGCGCTCCGTACATTAAGGGTAAGATGATTGGGCAAGATTTAAAATCTGAGATTGATTATGCAGGTATTGTTGAAAAAAAGTATATAAATGAACAATTAGTATTTCCTCCGCAGATTAGTTTCGACAAGCCTGGATTCTTCTGTAAATGGTGTGGGGAAAGACCGGAACGATTAAATGGATTACCGTTAAATTTCAAGAAAATATTTAAGCTGGAATAGATTGGAGTAATTTATATGATAATATCTTTGGTTCTTGTTTCTGTTTCTATTTTTGTTCTTTTAAGAAATAATTGGGTATTAAAAAAACAATTAGAACTTATAGATAAAGCAAATTTGTCACAATCAGAATATTTATCATACGATCAAATGATGCTTAGATTTTGGATATGGGACGTTGAGAAATTAAAGAAAAAGGGTTTATAACTTGAAAAAACATATTTGTAGGCTAATGAGATATTGTATATGTTCGAGAGAACCTGATGAGAATTGCCCCATACATGGATATAGCAGGGAAAATCGTTGCGCTTGTGGCAAATTTGTGAAAACAAAAAAAAGAAAAAGCTGTAAAAAAAGTAAAAAATACAAATTTATTACAGGGTGGATGGGTTTTAACATTGCTAAACAACACCAAGAAGAGCATATCATAGCGTATGTATCCCATGTTTATTTAAGAAGAAAAGACGTACCTAGTATATGGTGTAACAAACAAAAGATAATCCTAAAAGTAAAAAAATAAATCATGGTTTACCTGCTTATATCTTTAATAATCCTTGCTTGGCTCTGTTGCTTCTTATCCATGTTGATACTTTTCAAATTATGTAATGTAGAGTATCGTCTTCATTGGATTTATCAGCAAGTCGAGGAATTAAAACTTAAAATTAATAATGAATCAAAAAACCATTGGCATGATAAAAAACTAAATTAAAAAAAGGAGGTATCGTATGAATTAGATTTGTCGTTCTGATTATATTGTGTTTTATTTTTTTGTAAGAAAGAAGGAGGTAATATGGCTATAGTAAAATCAGACAAAGAAGGAAAAGCTCCAATCGGCTTTGATAAAATGCCGGAAGGGAAGCATATCGTTACGCCAGAAACTTTTGAAATGGCTGAGGACAGAACGACCAAACAAGGAAAACCGCTACAGTACAATACAGTTTTTCGTGATCCGGCGAATCCAGAAGCGTCTAATAATTCAATTCTACTCTCCTCAAATTTTGGACATGTAAAAGGGGTCGTAAATTTTCTGACATTTCTGGATAAGTCAGGAATTGCGAAGAAATTATCTGAACAGCATCCGACCCGATTCCCTTACGATCCAAAAGCGGATCATCTCGAATGGGATGATGACAATTTCCTTAATAAAAAAGACGGGAAACCTGTGGATGTAAAGCAAGCATTTATCACAACGATCAGATTGGCAATGAAGGGCGCAATGGTCGGTATTAATGTCCAGTTCAATGAAAAGACTGGATTCAACGAGATTACTGAATGGTACAGTCCTAACAGCCAGACAACTACCGCGCCTACTTCTACTACTAAAGATGATTCTGCTTGGATATAATAGGTTTGCCGGTACATCCTCGTAAAACCGGCATATTTTCTTGGGAGTCCTGGCAGGTTTTGTTTTTGCGCCTGCCAGGAAAATTTTAGATAAAAAATAAATAAGCCGATTATTGCAAAAAATATTAAAATGATTATTAAGGTGTGAGTCTATACCTCACATCAACTGAAAATAAAGGCAATACTGTGCTGATATTGGAGGTTGGTGTAGCGATTAAAAGAGTATGGGTAAACAGTAAATGAGTCCTAGAGGGTATTAATCTGAGAAAGACATCCTAAAAGACCTAGGGGTGCTAGGGAACCGATCTCTGTATAGACAAGGCAATAAAATAAAAAAAAGGATAATATTGATGACAGAATATGAATTTAAAAAATTAAAACCCGACGATGTCGCCTCAAATCTTTATACTGGTAATTATTGCGGAAATATAGAGGGAAAATTCTACAACAAGGAAGACGTAATCATCATGCTTGCCAACTTCGTTAATACGTTTTCACCGGTTGCCAACTCAATCAAAGAAATGGTGGCATTTTATAATGAATTGATTATAAATAAACAACAAGATGAACAAGAAAATAGAAAGAATTTTCAACGTTGACAATCATTAGGTCGAAACGATACGAACCGAATAAAACATTAACAAGAACTCAGCATAACTATATACCACCGATACCGGACGGATTTTGTATCGTATATGATACTAGAGAGCAATTACCATATACGTTTAACGACTTAAAGATAAATTCATTAAAACAATGCTTGGGAATATCTGGTGCTGATTATTCTATTAAAGGATTTGAAGATAAGATAAGAATTGAAAGAAAAAGCCAGTCCGATTTTTACAGAAGCATCGGCAAAGGTCGAGAAAGATTTGAAAAAACAATTAAATTTTTAAGCACGTTGGAATTTGCCGGATTGGTTATTGAATGTAGTGAGGAAGAGCTTTTATGTCCTGAAACTAGCTATTCAAATATTAATGCTAATTCAATTTACGGAACAATAGTGTCGTTTCAGGTTAAGTACGGAATCCATATATATTGCGGGAACAGAAACCAGTGCCGCCAAAGGTTGACCCACTGGCTATTAAAATTTTATAAGTGGAAAAGGAATTTATAAATGAAATGTAAATATAACGAAACAATATTAAAACCAAAAGTATTAGAATTATATAACAAAGGAATGTCACAGAGAGGAATAGGAGAAATTTTAAATATAACCAGAGGACATTTGGTAAGATGGTACAAAAAATGGGGAATACGATCAAAAAAAATTCTTGGTATTTATCGTAAAAATTATAAAAACGGTAAAAGTCTTTGCTGTGGTTATTATAGAATACGTAATCCAGATCATCAGAAAGGAATTATAACTTATAGATATGAACATGTTTTTATTGCAGAAAAAGTATTGGGAAAGCCTCTAATGCCTAAACACGAAGTTCATCACGTAGATAACAATAGAGCGAATAATAAAAATAATAATTTAGTTATATGTGAAAGTAGAAATTATCATAGATTACTTCATGTAAGAACAAAAGCATTGAAAGAATCTGGCGATGCAAATAATATGAAATGTAAATATTGTAAGAAATGGGATACTCTAAAAAACTTGATACAGCAAGACAAAAAAAGAATTAATTATTCACATGAACAGTGTACCACAAATTACAGAAAAGAATATTGGATTAAAACAAAAAATGCAATAAAATTCCATAGAATGAAAAGAGAGGATTGTAATGATCAGTATTAATTATGAATTTGGTGACGCAGATGTGTCTTGCAGTAATTGCGGTTTTTGTGAAAATATAAAAGGTTTTGGCGGCCATATTTCTTTTGATTTTATTGCTGATAAACTCAGAGGGTGTGATTGGAAAACAACAAAAGAAGATGGCGAGTGGAAACATTTTTGTCCTGATTGTAAAAAAAAATTGTAATCAGGTTCGCTGGTTGTAAAACGGGTATCAAATATACCGATACCACCTGAAAGACAGTACAAAAACCAGCATCAAGCAGGATGATCTGGCGGGTTATATCCCTTAGCCCGCCAGGTCGATTAAATTTTATAATATAAACAAGGAGAGAGCGACAATGAACATAAATTTTGACTTTTTAGATTCTGAGGAATTTTATAATTTAATGCAAGATTATAGGAATGCACCTGTTTATACGCAAAGTTTTGCATTAGAGATTTATTGTAAGATTAAAAAATACATCAGATTGGAAATATCTAAGCAAATAATTAATGAAGAAAAAAGACATGAAGATTTTAACGATATTGATTAAAACATGATTAAAAACTATACATCAACCGTACCAATAGAAAGATCAATTAGCCATATAGAATCTAAACTAGTCGCTCACGGTGCTAAAGATATTATGAAAAGATACGATTCTGTGGGCATACTCGAAAGTATCTGTTTCATTATCTTTGTCTCTGGTAGTAATCTTTCGTTTAAATTACCAGCCAAGATAGACGCCTGTTGCGAAATATTAAAATCAAAAATCAAAAGACCCAGAGATGGTACTTACGAAAAAGTCGAGAAACAAGCGGAAAGAACAGCATGGAAATTGGTATCTGACTGGGTAGATATTCAAATATCAATGATTGAATTGGAACAAGCCGAATTTTTAGAAGTATTTCTACCCTATGCCTATAATCCACAAAAACAACAAACATTTTACGAACAGATACGGGAATCAAAATTTTTGGCATTGACAAAATGAAAGATATTTATGAATGGGGACTTATTCCTAGCCATAGAGTCGGGTTATTACATAGATGGACTGTTGGTAGTGGAAAAACATTTCTTCATACTTTGGTATGGGTTTCGTCTTGCGGATTACACTATTGTAATGAACATAATCGTCCAGAGCCTGGTTTTACAACTGAAGGAATAAAATGTGAAAAATGTCGAAAAGAGCAAAAAAGAGTTAATAAGATTTTAAACATTAACAAAATAAAAAAGACAATAAATGGGAATGATTAAAAAAATAAACTTTCATAAAATCTTTGGAAGCGTAGTCCGTACAATTTTTATCTTTTCTGTCTTCACATTACTTTTTATAATATTTCATCACACAATAAAGATTAAAAAATTAGAAAAAGACATAACAGTTTTAAAAGAAGAAATGTCTAATATCTGTGATGCCGGAATGAAAACTGTTGAAGGATTAATGAATAATCAGGACGGACTTATCGAAGCATTTAATGAAATTCAGAAATTAAAACAGACACAAAAGGGAATGATATACCACTGATGCTATTAATAAAACAAATACTTGTTACCGTTTCGATTCTTTCGTATTCTGGAATAATATATTCTGAAACGAACGACAATAAACGTGTTAGAGTTCTAATGGCTTTGATTCCATTAATTGTTTTGCCTGTTATTTGGTTTTTATAAACAAGATGGAATTTGATAAATACTTACAATCCCAAGCCGTAATTCATTGGAATAACATAGTAAAAAAGTTAAGAGAAGAAGCGAGAAAATTAAAAGAACAAGAAATGAAACGATTAAGATTGTTGCAAGAAACTACTGATTTTATAAATGAATGCAATAGAGATTTAGACAATATCGAAAGAATATTTTTCGTAGAAAGGGAAAACTAAACAATGACAACAGACAATATAAATCATCCGCCACATTACAAATCAAACGGTATGGAAGCTATTGACGTGATAGAGGCGTTTGGTCTTGGATTTCATCTTGGTAATGCCATGAAATACATTCTTAGAGCTGGCAGAAAAACAGAAGACGATACGGAAGATACAAAAAAGGCTATTTGGTATTTAAATCGTTATTTAGGAGAAAAACAGTGAAAATAATTAAACCGTCAATTGAAATTTTAGACGTATTAGACCAAACCACTATTTTGAAAAGATTGGAATTAGTTGGAAGGACTTGCTATAAATCAGAAGATAAAATAACCGATAATTCTTGTGTTGAGTTTATCAGAAAGATTATTAAGTCTGGACACCATTCCATAATTGAACATTACGATATTTCGGTTAGAGTAATATGTGATAGGGGCGTTACCCACGAAATAGTTAGACATAGAATAGCCAGCTATGCTCAGGAATCTACACGATATTGTATATCGGGAGACATGGGTTTATCTTTTAAAAATCCTCATCAAAAATTTACTGTGAGCCAACTTTATAACAATCGAATTAACTCAAAAAATAATTCGTGGAAAAGAATGTTTATTAAACAACTTAACGAAGACACCGGATATATCACTTTTGACAAAATAAAAAATATTGTTTATACAGGATTTAAAGAGGTAGTAAAAATTACTACTTCTCTTGGGTATTCTCTTATTGTTACGCCAGATCATAGAATAAAAACCAGTTATGGATATGCAAGGGCAGACAGTTTAGCGGGAAGGGAGATAGCTGTAAATGGAATTGGAATTTGTACAACAAAACATGCCTACCAAGATAAAGATTGGCTTAAATATCACTATATTGTGTTAAACAAAACAGCAGTACAAATTGCCAATGATTTAAAAGCTAGTACCTCTGCCGTTAAGAAATGGATAAGATTGCATGGCTTTGCGAATACTAAACCAAAAAGCTATTGGAATAAGGGAAGAAAACCCTGGAATAAAGGACTTACCGAAAGCAATGATATAAGAATCAAAAAACAAGGAGATGCCCTACGAAAATTCGGATATAGAAAAGGAGAAAAAAAAAGACAGAAAACAATATCTATAAGAACTTATCATAAAACCGTAAAAGATAAATGTGTTTTGTGTGGAGGTTGTTTATCCCTTCATGTTCACCACAAAAACAGCAACAGGATGGATAATTGTACTGACAATTTGATAACCTTATGCCCCTCTTGTCATGGGGGTGTCCATAATAAAAATCTATCATTTGTATATTTTGATAAAGTAGTATCCATAGAAAAATTGCCTAATACTATTCCTGTTTATGATATTGAGATGGGAGGGCAATATCATAATTTTGTAGCAAACGGTGTGGTTGTGCATAACTGTAATTATGCAAGCGGTAAATTTGGAAATGAAATCACTGTTATTGAACCTTGTTTTTGGAATATAGATAACGATGAAAAGATGTTAGTATGGGAATTAGTCATAAAAGCCTCAGAAGCCGCATATCTCAAACTTATAGAACTTGGAGCAACTCCACAAGAAGCGAGGAGTGTGCTTCCAAATTCTTTGAAAACAGAAATAATTGTTAAATTCAATCTTCGAGAATGGAGACATTTCTTAACTTTGAGAACTTCTAGGGCTGCTCATCCACAAATGAGAGAAGTGACAAACATGATACTAACAGAGTTTAAATCAAAATTACCAATTATTTTTGAGGATATATCCAATGAAAATTAAAAGTATTAAATTGGAAAATTTTGCAAAATATTCACATATTGAAGTATCTTTTGATAAAAATGTCACTTATTTAATAGGAAACAACGGTGCTGGTAAAACCACGCTGGGTCTTAACGCTATATGGTTTTTATTTTGTGGAATTGCTGAAAAAAGTAGCAAAGGCAATAATCCTTTAATTGCGGAGCGATTCAGGTTTATTGGTGAAAATGGTGCTTCGGCTAAAGGTGAAATGGTACTGATAGACGAGGTGCGAAAAGTAAAAATCAAAGTTATACGAAAATTGACCAAAGATGGCACTTCGTTAAGTTTTGAAGCTCCCGAAGGCTTAGTATTAAATCAGGAATGGCTCAATGATTTATTCAATGTATTTTTAATCTCTCCCCGATCCTTCCTTGCCTTAGATAGTAAAAAACAGACCGAAGCGTTAGGTATTGATACGAGTAAATTTGACGCTGAACTTGAAAATCTTAAATCGGAACACACCTATACCAATCGAGAATTAAAAAGCATCGGATCACTTGAAGCGGTTCTACCCACCGATGAAGTCGATATAGAATCTCTGATCGAAACCAAAAACAATATGGTAAGTTTCAATACGAAACAAATAGCATTAGAACAAAACATTGTGAGGAATAAAGAAAAGTTAAAATTGTGCGAACAAGAACTGGACGGATTGATAAAACAAAAAATAGAAATAGAACAAAAAATTGAAAAATTAGACAACAAAATACAAGCTGGCGAAAAACATATATCGTCCATGCCTCGACCCGAAGAACTAAGAAGCATGGAACAAATAGACAACGAAATTAAAGAAGCTACCCAAAACAATAATAAAAACATTGCTTATCGAAACTATCTGCAACAGAAGCAAAAACATGACCAGAAATTAACCGAGTTGAATAATAATAAAGAGAAGCAATCCGAAGTAATAAAGAACCGCATAGATTATATCCGATCCAAAAAGCTACCATTTGACAATCTCGAAATAAACGAAAATGGTGAATTATTATTATCCGGTAAACCTATCAAAGAGCAATATTTCGCTACGGGTGAGTTATTAAAGATAGTGCCTGTGTTGATTAGCTCGCTCAATCCTGAATTAAAATATGTATTTATACAGCAATTTAACCTTCTCGATGAAAAACAACAAAAAATAGTTGAGGAATATTTGGTTGACAAGGGATTCCAGCTAGTAGCCGAGATCGTAGGCGAAAAAGAAATAGAGAGTAAGCACTGTATAGTTTTGAAGGATATGCACCTAGTAACTAAGAAAGAAAATGTTGCAGAGAATATATTATGAATAAACTTGAGGAAAAACATATAACCTTCAAGAGACCTGATAGATGTCAATTCTGTAAACAGCGAATGTATTACATTGACGATAAAAGACATATTTCTGAAAGAGAAATCAGAGTAATTAAAAAATCGAAAAAAGATTATGATAGTTTTTATGTTCATTGGAAATGCTGGAAGGCAGGACTGAAAATAATCAAAAACACGATAGGATCATACGAGTTATGGTATGAGGATTTGAAATGACCATAATCAAATCAAATAAATCTGGCAGTTCTAAAAAAGACTACGAATTTACCGAAAAGCAGAAATTTGTAGCCAAGTTAATTTCCGATTATGGATTAGATCGGATAGAAGCAGTTAAATGGTGCTGGGTATTTAAAGCGTTTGGTGTTGAAACGTGCGAAGAAGCATTTGAAAAATATGAAATGAAAGCAAATCAATGAAAATACAGAAAAGGAATTAAATCGTGGTAGAAGCTGCTTTCGGTAATATATGGGACTTCCATTCGCAAGGCAAATGGATTGTTATAACTACCAACGGTACTGTTAAGTCTGATGGGTCGTGTGTAATGGGACGTGGCGTAGCGAAACAGGCAAAAGAAAAACATCCATCGTTACCGTTTTGTGTTGGCGATATGATTAAACGAAACGGAAACCATGTTTATATGTTTCCTCAATATAAAATTATTACATTTCCAGTCAAACATAATTGGTATGAAAAAGCCGATATTAATTTAATCGAACAAAGCACAAAAGAACTCAAAGAGATGATATTGCAATTAGACCAGAATGTTTCGTTACCAAGCGATACATTCTTTTATATGGTTCGTCCAGGCTGTGGTAATGGACAGTTGAATTGGAAAGACGTGAAGCCTATTCTTGAAAAATATTTAGACAATCATTTCATTGTTGTGGAAATAAATACGAAACAAGGAGAGAGATAACGAAAAATGATAGACCTTGAAAAATTTTGTAGAAAAAGTCATTATACAGGAACATTAAATGAACCGTTTAGCGATAATGACTATACTTATGCTTCTGATGGTTCTATAATAATCAGGGTTGATAAAATTCAAGAAATGACAGAGAAAGATACTCATTCTAATAAAGCAAAAGAACTGTTTGAAAAAAATAAAATTAATGGAAATGAAATATGGACTGATCTGCCTAAATTTGAAGTAATAGAAAAAAATTGTACCGAATGTGTTGGCACTGGCAAAATTATTATATGCAAAGAATGTAATAGCACTGGAAGTTTAGAATTTAGTAGCAATTATAACGATTATGATGTTGAGTGTAAGTCTTGTTTTGGTAAAGATATTAAAGATGAAAAATGCGAAGATTGTGACGGTACTGGCAAATATAAAGAATATTCAAATCCTGTTATAGAAGTTCCTATAAGAAAAGATGGAAATTTAGAACAAATCGAAATAATAATAAATGGTAAATATCTGGAAATGATACAAGACTTGCCGAACATCAAAATAGCATTGCAAGGTGAAAAAGAACTTATAAAATTAAAATTTGATGGCGGTATCGGATTGCCGATGCCGATAGAACGAGGAAAGCCTTAATGCTTCCAAACAAAAATAACTTTTGTGGTGGTAATTTCTTCGATTGGATCGAAGTAATGCTCATTGATAAATGTAATGGGACTTGTTCGTGGTGTATAGAAAACGAAGGATATAAACCGAAAAAAGTAGCAACGTGGCAGAAATTACTCGAAAAATTAATACAATCAAATAAAAAAAATATCATATTTCTTGGCGGAGAACCAACACTTTATAAAGACCTTCGGCTCTTGATTACAAATTTATATTTAGTAAATAAAAATACATACATTACTACAAATGGTAGTTTGTTATGTGCAGAATATATAGAAAATAATCTGCCTGGATTGACTGGAATTAACATATCTATTCATCATTATCATTTAGGTATGAACAAACAAATAACTGGCATAAAATTAGAAGAATATCTGTTTCGTAGTGCAATTAGCAAAGCAAAAGAATTAAATATAAAAGTACGATTAAATTGTAATGTCATTAAAAAATATATAGACAACGAAAATGAAGTTAATAAGTATATAGAATTTGCCAAAAATATTGGCGCAAATAATGTGCGATTCGCAGAATTAAAACACGATGATAAAAATTTTATAGATATGGCTGAAATATTAAATTATAAATACGGATTAAACGATGATCCTTTTTCCAATGGATGTATCAGAGATGTTGTAATAAATAACATGCCAATAAATTTTAGACAAATGTGTGGTCTACAAACAACGAAAAGAATTGTTCCAGAAAATCCTGAGCAAATTAGTAAAAAAGTATTATATTATGATGGTAACTTTTACAATGGTTGGCAAGCCGAAAAAGAGGAAGATATGAAAAAAACAAAAAAAGAAACAAAAGCGGTTAAAGATTTTACTGAAACTGACAAATTATTAAGAGAATTGAAAAATGGGAAAATTACATTAAAAGAAGCAAAAATAAAGATGAATGTCATTCTTGAAGAAACAGAGAAAATTGCTGTGGCTGCTTCCGGTGGATGTAATTACTAAAAAAACAAACAAGGCTATGACAATACTGATTAAATATCTTGTTGGGAGATGTGGTATTTATGGTATTGTTCATAGCCTTATGTTCAGAAAGGATGAATCGTGAAAAACAAAGAAGTGTTGATTACCCTGACTTACAAATATGAAATTAATCCTGAAAATTATCCCGAAGGACTTACGACAAAACAAATGATAGAAATGGATATAAAATCCTTTCGAGAAGATCCAGACGCATTGTTTGAATTGGTAGGCGATTCTCCGTTGACAATTTCTGGTAAAATAATCTAAAAAATAATGAAAGGAGCGGTGGCGTGGCTACAACAAAAAACGAAATCGATGATTATTTCAAAGAACGTGGCAATTATGGGTTAATCCAGGTATCTTGTTGTGGAAAATGTAAATATTGTATAAATAATGAGTTGAAAACAATGACTACCAACAGGGTCTTTGCTACTTATCGTTATGTTTCTTTTTGTAAATATTGGAGTGATAAAAAGCCACCACCTTCTGGATATTTTGTTATTGATCGTTCGGGGCTTTGCGATAAATTTAAAAAAATATAAAAAGAAAGGAACGGTGATGTGGCTACAGTAAAATCTGAGAAAAGAGTTTCAACATATCATGGGATTGAAAACTTATTCACCCCTGATGTTTTTTTCAACTTGATGGGCTGGACAGACAGAGAATGTCATACGGAAAGAATAAGATATGCAATTAGTAATTTTCATTATGCAGCAGGAGAAAAATTATCTTTTATTTTTGGAACTGAAAAGTTTGGAAATATTACAAGGGCAATAACAAGTTTGGGTGTTTTGTCTTTGGCTAGGTTTCACAATATTACCAATGAACAGATAGAAAAAATCATAGAAGATAGTAAGGGGAAAGGTTTTGAATTATTGAAAAAAGAAATTGAGTATATTTGTTCATGTAGAAATATACATGCAGATAAAATAAAAGAAAAATTAACCGATATTACAAGTTTGTATGGTGGTAATAAATATAATAATATTTTGCGTACAATGCTGAACATGAATGCAAATGATAGTGATATGGAAAACAGAAAAACAATAAATATCAACGCATTCCAGTTTAATACTATTTGCGAAAAAGAATTGAATGAAAATATGTATAAATTGCAAAGAAATAGCGAAAATTGCGTTGTGAATATTTATATATCTAAAATCGTAAGCCATATCAATAATAAAATAAGAACTAACTATAGGCGAAACGATACAAAATCTGAAATATGTCGTGGAGCGCACGTTGCAGGTTTGTATATTGTTTCAAAATGGATAATAAATGGTACATTGCCAAAGTACGATGAATATTATTCGGCAAGTTTATTGTCTGATATTAAAGATGTTGTCTATTCTAATATTAAAGGATGAAAATGGCTAAACGTCTTTATGTCTTTATGACTTTATGTCTTTATGTCTTTATGGCTGTACAAAGGGATGGAAATCAAAAATTTTCATCCGTTTATATGGCTAAACGTCTTTATGTCTTTATGACTTTATGTCTATATGACCGAATGGTCAAATGTCTTTATGACTTTATGGCTAGTATAAAGGGATGCTAGAAACGTGTAACGTAGTAAGGAAAATTTTTTCCTGTGTTTTTGTTAAATAAGTTGATAATGGCTAAATGACTGTATGGCTGTATGACTATGTGGCTAAATGACTAAATGGCTAAATGACTAAAAAGAACGAGGTACTTAAAAATGATAAATCCAAGTACAATGAGTAACGGTAAGCCAACATGCTGTCCCTTCTGTTTGAGACCTTACGTTGAGCTTGACGGCAAAATAGTACCGGAATGTCTTTGTGGATCGTACTTTACAGCTAAAGAATTATGCGGCAGGCATGGGGTGAAGAATTGTCCAAGATGTTAAATCAAAACCAATACCTAAGGAAACGCTATAATATTCGATTTAAGCCGTTTTTCTATTTCGGCGTGTCTGGGTCGAGGGATGGTGTCCATGTGGCAAATTTCATTAAAAGCGATACGCTTGGCAGTGTTATTTTTGATTGTGGTGGATGTCGGCGATCTTCGGCTGGCGATAGCCAGCAACATTTGTTGTGTCCCGCCCACGACGTTGACTACTTGTTTGTGTTGCAACGGCACATTACCCCGATAAACAAAACCCCCGCCACAGGCGACATTTGGTTATTGTTTTTGAATTATTTAATTTTTGCTATTGACAGTTTCTAGAAAACAAATTATATTCTTGTTTGTTTGGAATATTTTATGTTTATTTTATTAAAAGGAGAAATTTTTATGGTACTGTCCGTCCTCGAGGAAGTGGAAAGTTTCAAAAATATTACTATTAGTGTTCCGGTGGATCAATACAAAAGATTGCAAGAAATAGCGAGAAGAAGCACTCTGTCGATTTCAAAGCTTGCAAAAAAAGGAATTGAGTTAGTGTTGAATGAATACGAATACGAATTCAAGAAATCTTAAAAGGAATTAGTGTAATGGCTAACAAAGGATTGGAAGAATATCATAAAAAATTAAAAGCCGGACTGATTAAAAAAACCAGAGACAAAAATAGACCGAGTGCTATAAAAGCAATTAGGGAAAAGTGTCTGGATTGTATATGTGCTAAGAGCGAAGGACGAATTGACTGTCAGGTAGAAGATTGCAGCTTGTATTACTTCATGCCTTATGGAAGATTGAAAAATGAAAGAAAATCACAAAAAGCTAATCAAAAGAAAGAACAAGATGCCGTATCTCCCGCAAGACATTGAAAATTTTAAAATAAAAGAAATCTGTTCGGGTTGTTTCGGCTTTATCGAAAAAGATTTATCTTGTAGCGAGAAAAAAGAATCATACCGAGACTATACAACAACTTGCTGTAAGTTTTATTTTGTCATGGTCGTCTCGGTAAAAATCTGAACAATTCCTAAAAAATTTGGAGAAATAATGGAAAACAAAATAATTATGTTCGATTCTGGTGAGGCAGCACAGACAAAAACTATAACGGGATGGGTTTCTGGTAATGGCTTTTTTTACGGTAACGATGAACAATCTGCAAGGTATATGGGATGCACTCATCAACGTTGCGAATGTGGAATGATTATGAAAAAAGGCTATACTATCTGTGAGTCGTGCCGACACAAAAAAGCATTGGAAAGATACAGAAATATGCCGTTTAAGGAATGGAACGGTGCTGATTTTTTATATTCAGAAGTAGCGGATAAATATTTTTACGATAGCGAAGAAATCTTTGATTATTGTGAAGACGAAGGTATCCTTGTAGAGTCTTTACGATTTATAATTTGCGAACCTGTATATCCAAAAGAAATCAATTTATCTGAGATTTATTCGGATTTATTACCGGAATATTCTGGTGGCGAATTGCCACAATATTTAATAGACGCTGAAAATGAATTAAACCAAATAATCAGAGAAGAAAAAGAACTACTGTCTTGGATACCTGGAAAATATCGGACAGAAGTCGAGGGGAGGAAAGAATGATATTGAAAAAACTAAAAGGAAAAATAATAAAATTGGTGTTGGTTAGCTTTGTGTGTTTGAATACTTATTCCTCATTTGCTCTTAATGAAATTACAGAAAAAAAATATAAAACATTCGATGGAAAAATATTTAATAAGAAGGAAGACGCCCTGCTCCATGAAAAAATCCAGAAAAATGTCAACCTGCTTATGGAAATATTCAAAGAGGATACAGAAGCCGCTCTACAGCAAAAAGAACACGATATGGATCACGACTTGAGATTGTATCTCTGGGGACACCGTCCTTATCGCTTAGACGAATACGAAGAAGAATATAGAAGTCATTTCTATAAATATTTTAAAATATTAGAAGAAAAAGGAATCGAAATAGAAATCACACTTAAAAAAGATTATGGAACTTTTACAGTAAATAAAAAATAAAACAAGAAATAGGAGAAAATAATATGATATTAAACGAATCGAGTATGTTAAAAAACTTTAAAGGCAAAACGAGAAATATGAAAAATATATTGGATTGTCTTTATGTTGATATATGTACTGCAACACCGTCACCGAATGATATTCACGATCTAGACAAAGAAAAGAAAGAACTGTTAAGACGTATCAAAAAATTAGAAAAAGAAATTTTATCTTTAAAAAATAAAAAAATCAAACGAAACATCTAGTCTAAGTGTTTCGTTATCGATCCGCAGCGTTTTTCCCGTATCGCAGGTTTTCTGCGGGTCGAAACTTTAGAAATTTAATCTAAAAAAATTCACTACATCAATATATTATGAATTACGATAATTTTCTTACTCATAAAAAACAGCAAGGATCTAATCATGGATTTGATCCTACATTTGTTCCAGATTATTTGTTTGATTTTCAAAAAAGTTTGGTTGAATGGGCTGTAAATAAGGGTCGTAGTGCTATATTTTCTGATTGCGGCACAGGAAAAACTATTATGGAGCTTGTGTGGGCATACAACATAGTAAGAAAAACAAACAAAAATGTATTGATATTATCACCGCTGGCCGTCTCTTGGCAAACCGCAAAAGAAGCGGAAAAATTTGGAATTGAATGTAAGGTATCAAGGGATGGTAAAATTAACAGCAAAATAACAATTACCAATTATGAACAATTACATAAGTTTGAACCGTCTGATTTTGTCGGTATTGTATGTGATGAGAGTGGAATATTAAAATCGTTTAAAGGTGCATTAAGAAAAGAAATAACAATATTCATGCGTAAAATTGAATATAGATTATTAGCTACGGCAACGCCAGCTCCGAACGATTATATTGAATTGGGAACTTCGTCTGAAGCCTTGGGATATCTAGGTGCAATGGATATGTTAAATAAATTTTTCAAAAACGATCAACACAATAGCAAAGTGGGAAGATATAGAGGACAAGAAGTTAAATGGAGATTGAAAGGTCATGCAGAATTACCTTTTTGGAGATGGATATGTTCTTGGGCTAAAGCAATGAGAAAACCATCTGATTTAGGTTTTGACGATAATGGATTTATATTGCCAGAATTAATAATTAATCAAACCGTTGTAAAATCTAATAGTCTTCCTAAGGGTAAATTATTTTCTATGCCAGCGATAACACTACAAGAACAAAGAGAAGAAAGAAGAAGAACTATAATGGAAAGATGTGAGATGGTCGCCAGCAAGGTCAATACTGGTAAACAAGCATTGGTTTGGTGTCATTTAAACGACGAAGGAGACTTGTTAGAAGCACTTATTCCTAATTCAATACAAGTAAAAGGGTCTGATTCTGTTGAATGGAAAGAAGCAGCGGCTGAATGGTTCGTTGGAAATAAATGTATTTGCAATGATAATATGTTTCGTGCTAAACTTTTAGCATGGAAAAGAGAAAAACAAATCTTGAATACCATCGCCGATACTATCAAGAACATCGAGAGGAACGATTGCGTCAATCCATCGAATACCAGCGAGCACATAAAGTTGAACGAAAATCTTATCTATCAGAATATTACAAACACAACAGGGGGAAATGGGTGCGGACACAAAAACAAAAGGATGAAAGAAATAGAAGACGACGAGAGCGATATGCAAATGACGAAAAATTTCGTCTCGCTAAAATTGAAGAATCAAAAGAAACAAGAAGAAAAAACCCAGACACTCGGCTCAAATATTGTCTTAAAAAATATGGTGTGTCCATCGAAGAATATCGAAAACTTGAATCAAAAGGATGCGCAATCTGCGGAAGAAAAGAAAACGGAGATATTCGAGGACACCGATTCCACATCGATCACTCCCACGATACTGGAAAATTCAGAGGGGTACTGTGTACAGGATGCAATCAAGGACTCGGAAAGTTTGGTGACGACCCTAAACGGCTCGAAAATGCCGCCATGTATCTGCGGGCATAAGACAGGACGTCGCATCCTCATAAGCAAGCCTGTCATGTTTGGGTATGGCTTAAATTTCCAATGCTGTAATTATATGGTTTTATTCCCTTCCCATAGTTACGAACAATATTATCAAGTAATCCGCCGGTGTTGGCGTTTCGGACAAAAAAATCCAGTAACAGTAGATATTATAACAACGGAAGGGGAGTCAAGAATTATAAACAATTTACAAAGAAAATCTAAACAAGCTGATGAAATGTTTGAAAGATTAATTAGCGAAATGAATCATGTGTTAAATATAAATCGAATGGAAGAATATTCACAAAAAATAATACTTCCTAATTTCTAAACAATAGAGGAGGTCAGGATCGTGACAGTTAAAGATCAGGTAATAACAAGTAATTATGCAATATACAATGGAGATGCTGTAGAAGTATTAAAAACACTACAAAGCAATTCTATTCACTTCTCTGTATACTCTCCTCCGTTTGCTACTGGCGGTGGCGGGCTTTATACTTATTCAAGCCACGAAAGAGACCTTTCTAATTGCGATAGTTACGAACAATTTTTTGAACATTACGCTTTTGTCGTAGAAGAAATAGCAAGATTAACATTACCTGGAAGATGTTCTGTCGTGCATTGTATGGATGTGCCGAAAAGTAATTCCGGTAATGATCTATTGAGGGATTTTCCAGGAGATATAATCAGATTACACGAAAAATATGGATTTGGATATGCGGCAAGACACTGTATTTGGAAAGAACCATTAGGGGTAAGATTGAGAACTATGCAAAAAAATTTAGCGCACAAAACATTAGTAGAAGATTCTATTGCATGTGGAGTGGCATCTGCTGACTACTTGTTAGTTTTTACGAAAAAAGGCAAGAATCAAATACCCATATCTCACCCAACCGGATTAAGTAATTATGCTGGAGAAAAGCCAATACCTTCCAACATATTACAATACAAGGGATATACTGGTAAACAGACAGAAAATTCATACTCGCATTGGATGTGGCGACAATACGCTTCTTCTATGTGGGACGATATAAGACTTGAAAGAACATTGCCATATAAAGAAGCAAGAGACAGCGAAGACGAAAAACACGTACATCCATTACAATTAGATGTTATTGAAAGATGCGTTGTTTTAAGGTCTAATATAGACGAAGTCGTGTTGACACCATTTATGGGAGTTGGAAGCGAATGTTATGGTGCTATTATTAATGGCAGAAAAGCCATAGGAATCGAATTGAAACCATCTTATTACAGACAAGCCGTTAAAAATATGGAATTAGCTAAAAACGAAAAAACATTACAGAAAAAACTATTCAACGAAAACAATACCTTACTATCATTGATGAGTGAGGAAAAATCGGAATAATAATGGAAATCTCGAACAAAATCCCATTTTCTAATCCTAAATTTAAAAAAGGATTAACACCGCTACAGCACAAAACCGTCACGGACGTGCTATCAAGCAGAAAAACAATAACGATGATTAATGCTCCCACCGGATTCGGGAAGACTCCGACAGCTATGACCCTTGCCCACCATATAAACTACCCGAACCAATCTCTATATCTTTGTAGTTCTAAAATTTTACAAGATCAATTGGCTGGGGATTTTACAGAAGCGTATCAATTAAAAGGGCGGGGAAATTATCCGTGCACACTTCTACCCACCTATAATGCAGACCGATGCTTCCAACAATGCGATGAATATAAGTGCGGTGAAATTTCATGCGCTTATGAAGATGCGAAAAAAGAAGCCTTATCATCAACTTTTACCATTCTCAACATGCACTATTACGAGACCGAAACGAATTTTGTCGGTAGATTTTCAAAGCGTAAAACCGTAATAATTGACGAGGCAGATGTATTAGAAGATATTTTGATAGATTTTATCGCACTAGACGTCCATCCGAAAACATTGGAAAAATTCAAGCTGGATCAGCCCAAATATGTGACTAAGTTAGATTCATGGAAGGAATGGGCGGATAAAACATTAAAAATATTAGAAGAAAAAGTTAAAAAGCTAAGAGCCGCCGAAGACCACTTGGATAGAGAATCAAAATTAGAACTAAGTAAATTGTTGAGAATGTGTCTGAAATTAAATATGCTAAAAAACGATATAACGGAAGAGTGGATATTCGACCATGCCGAAAAATTTCGCTTTCAACCTCTCTGGCTAGACACAAAACTTACCCAACAATATTTACTCAAACATGCGGAAAGATTCGTTATGATGTCTGCGACCATGCTCCCGAAAGTTATAGCGTGTAAATTATTGGGATTAGATATTAACGATGTGGATTATCACGAGATAGATTCACCTATACCCGTAGCGAATCGTCCCATTGTTTATAAGCCAATTAAAAAGCTAAAATACGGTGAATCAGAAGAAGATGTTTATAATGAAATTAAAAGATTGATAGAAGGGTACAAAGGAATTAAAGGGATTATTCATGCTGTGAGCTATACCCGTGCAAAGGCAATAGCAGGACTGGACAAGCGTTGCATCACTCATAATACCTACGATAAAAACGAAAAAATAAAACAATTCATAGACTCAAAAGATGGGATATTGGTAAGCCCATCGTGTGATCGTGGACTTGACCTGCACGGCGATCTAGCAAGATTCTGTATAATTCCAAAAGTTCCGTTCCCGAACACAACGGACAAGGTGGTCTCCAAGCGTTTGTACAGCTCTCCCTTTGGTAGGGTATGGTACAGGGCTGTAACGGCGCAAACCATTGTTCAGATGGCGGGGCGTACTACTCGATGTTTTAGCACAGACACAGAAATCTTAACGATACATGGATGGAAAAAATACAACGAAGTAAATATGCACGATAAAACTTATTGTATTGATCAGAAATCTTTTAACAATAAAACTAAACGTCCAGTTATGGAGGGTTCTTCGATATTAGTAGAAGGAGAAATAGAGGATGTCTATACATCAGATAAAGAAGAAAAAGTTATTAATATTAAAAATCAAAACATTGATGCTTTAGTTACTCAAGACCACGACATGATTGTTCAAATGAGAAAACAGAAAACTTATAGGGGGAAGTATAAAAAACCTTATGGAGTTTATGATTGGAAATACTGTCATCGTACAAATAGTCATGGATTAGAAAAAATAAAAGCATCTAAATTACCAGACAGATTTAAAATACCACTAGCAGGAAAAATTATACGCAAAAACAAATCTCGTGCTAAAAAAGAATGGTTCTGGCTGATAGGTTTCATAATAGGGGATGGACATATTCATAAAAACAAAAACGTCGTAACAATACATCAATCGGAAACCAACATAGACTTAATAGAAAAAATCAGAAAAGTTCTTGGTATACTTAAAATAGAATATTCAGAATACAGACGACAAGTAAAAGGAACAAAAATAAATTTAAACGATAAGGAGTATTCAAGAAAAGAAGATATGATAAATTTTCAAATAACGGGTAAGTCTTCTTCGATGATTAGGGATATGTTTAATAATGGCAAAAGAAGAAGGTATTCAAAAACAGTAACATACGTACAAAGAACTCACTTTTCTTTTAGTAAAAAAATAGGGGGAAAGCATAAAATAGATGGGTGGAAAGAAGTGGAAAAAATCATACCAAGATGGTGTCTGGAGAAGGGGTCGAAATCCCAACTTATTAAATTAATTCATGGTTTGGTTGACAGCGACGGAAGCTGGAAAAAAACTAATGGTAAATATAATAAAAACGTTGGAGGTTTTTACAACAAAAATAAAATCATAATAGATGCTTTTCAGGAGTTGTGCGTATTGACAGGATATAGAAGTTTGATTCGTAACAGAAGGAATCAATACGAAGTTTCCTTTTGTTGTCCCTCCATGATTGACTGTACGAAAAATAATGATGTAAAAGACGGAGGGATGTCTAAGGTGTGGTGTGTTAAAACAAATCATGGAAATGTTATAATGAGGAGAAATGGTAAACCTTTTTTGTGTGGAAACAGTGCCAGCGACTTTTCCACTGTTCATATACTGGACGCTGCTTTTGATTCGGTCGTAGAATTTGTCCCGAAATGGTTTCGAGATGCAATCAAGGTTGAATTTTAGAAAAAAAGGATAAGGATATGTGCAATAACAAATGTCCAAATTGTGGAAGCAATATGATAGAAAAACCACCAGTAATGATTTATTCAGCCAATCCACAACAATACGATTCTGTAATGTGGTGTGGTTGTGGCTATTCTGAAAATCGAGGCAGGGTTTTTAGCAAGGCAGAAGATGAACAATTATATGATTTGTGGAAAAAAGCAAATTAACAAAAAACATGGATAGCCTTGAGATAAAAAGAGGGGAGTGGTTGTTTCTTGATGCTGTTTATAACATAAATTCTCATTATATCGAGGGCGGCTGGGACAAAATTATGGAGAAATTTCCAGAAGAAATCAAATGCTTGGATGAAAGATTAAATCAGTATTGGAATCAGAAAGTTATTACAGAATGGAAGAATGGAATTAAAGAATATTTGATCGAAGTTAATTACTGGAAGGAGTAGTCTGGAAATGGGATATTTACATATAGAAAATTTATATAAAAACAAAGATATATTACTTTTTAAAGAATGTTATGCTTTGGAAAAAATACATGGATGTTCCGCCCATATTCAATGGAAAGATAAATTAATTACTTATTTTCCTGGCGGTATCAAACTGGAATCTTTTGTCAAAATTTTTAATAATGATTTTTTAAAAAGTAAATTTTCAGAATTAGCTATTAACGATATAATCATTTACGGAGAAGTTTATGGTGGTGCTTGCCAAAAAATGAGCGATGTTTATGGTAAAAATTTAAAATTTATAGCTTTTGATGTAAAAATAGAAGATGTTTGGCTGTGTGTTCCCGATGCTTTCGATATTTGTTCTCAATTTAATATAGAATTTGTTCATTACGAAAAAGTTAAAACTGAAATTGAAATATTAGATAAATTGGCAAATGATTATTCCATACAATCTATTCGTAACGGCATAAAAGAACCGAAAAAAAGAGAAGGTATTGTGCTGAGACCTCTTGTTGAACTTATCAAAAACAACGGAAGCCGTATAATTTCAAAACACAAAAATGATACATTTAAAGAAAGAGAACATTTACCGAAAATTAGTGAAGAATCTCTTAAAATTTACGAAGAAGCGCAATCCGCCGTTAATGAATTTGTTACAGAGATGAGACTTTCTCATATTTTGGGGAAATTAACTGAATGTAATATCGAAGATGCGGGAATGATAATAAAATTTATGATCGAAGATGTTTTCAGAGAAGCAAAGGGAGAAATTATAGAAAATACTGAAATTAAAAAATTAATAGGCAAAAAAACTGCAATAATGTTTAAGCAAAGAATAGTTGATAAGTTAAAAACAGGATCAAAGAATATTTAGTAGAAGTTGATTATTGGAGGGAATGAATAATGGGCATTGAAATTTTATCAATTATATTTTTGACTTGGGCTGGATTTTTTACTTGTCTCGGATTGAAATTGACAGGTAAAATTCAATGTGGCTAGTGGTTGGTTTGTTCCCCGATTTGGGGAATATTTATCATTTGTGTTTTTATTTTTTTGTTTATCATTTGGATCGAGAAACAAGCAAAAAATTAAATGAATAAATATAAAGAAACCATTGCCGCCGCATCTCTATTATTTATTTTTATTATAATACTTATAATTTTGTTTTTTACAAAAAAAGAAGATTTGGTGCAAGAAATTGTACTTATAAATCCAGAAATGGGTAGTCACGTAATAGAGATTTCACCAAACAAAAAATATGTTCAAGTAAAAATCATTAACAGTGGGATTGGAACATTTACTGTGTCGTTGGGAATTCAAAAATGACGCACGAATACGAAAACATAAAAAGAATTACCTACAAAACTGATGGAGGACTGGCTATTTTTATCCCTATATGTGAAAAATGTGGAAGATTTGTAAGGGCTGATAAATTAATATGGGCAAACGAAAGTAAAGGATTGAAAGATTGTCCAAATGCAATCTGTAAAAAGTGCAAAAGAACAAAAATGTTATTTGAGGGGTTTTTCTAAATGTTCAAGAGCAAGAGATTCGTCAAAGGTTTTAAAAATTTTGACAAAGCAATAAACGAATTAAAAAAAACACACAAAAGAACCAATATTGATTTTATAAATACAATAACAAGTAGTGGACTATCTGGATATTTTTACATCGCAGAAAAAGACACAGGATTACTAAAAGAGTAAAAGCATATACATTGTTTAAAGGATTTTTCAAAGGAGGAGATTATTATGAGTAGAATTAGGAATTTTGTATTGGTGAATTTAATAGTAGGTTTAGCAGGATTGAATTTCTTATTTGCCGGAACGGACACGAGCCAATATGGTGGTGGAAACGATACGATTAAATTTGTAAATCCTGAAAACAAATTAGAAAATCTTATCGGAAAAACAATCCATCGTGACGTACCGGCCAAAAACAAAACAGAGTGCGATACCGCTTATCAAAATACACCATATACGATAGATTCTTATAATGAAAATATTGTAAGTTTAAGAGACGAAAAGGGAAATCTGATAATATTGAATAGAAGTTTATGGGTTGAATACATAGGAATAAAAAATTTAACGAAAAGTAAGAAATGTTTTAAATATCCATGAAAAATTAATTATTTAAAAATTTCCATTGACAACTTTGAAAATTCTTGTTATATATCCTTACACACATGCATAACCTCTTTCTTTCTGTTTGGTGCTGTCGCCTTGTTATCCGCCCGTCAAAACTCCTCAAGGCGGCAGCATCTCCTGAATATAACCAAAAAAATACCAATAAACAATAATGACAAGAGCTAACAACTTATCACAACTATTAGAAAATCCTTTCAATCCTTTTCCTTCGGCTATTTTCCCTCCCACCGACAGGCTTCACGATACCGAAAAACTAGAAGTAAAAGACGTTCCAGAGATTACTTTTTTTAGCATGTTAAATGAAGCAGGAACAGAAAGTATAAAAAAAGAGTATCCATTTCTTCGTGATTATCAGATACCGTCGGTCGCACTGAGCCAATCAATGAATAAATATGCCTTCTTCTGGCAAAAGGGACTGGGGAAAACCCTTCTTGGTACTATCATAGCAAAGGAAAAATCTACACAGGGAAAAGTTTTAATCGTTGTGAGGAAAATTACGATTCGCTCTTCTGGTGGTTGGATCGAACATTTTCACTGGATAGCTCCAAAACTTCTATATACTGACTTATGCGTTAACAAAAGCGGTAAAAAAGAAGAATTAATAGCAAGAAGAAATTTAATAGATGTTCCGGTATATTTCATCAACCATGAGAAATTCAGATTGTATTGGGATGTTATTTGCAAAGGAATAGATACAGTTATTATAGACGAATCAAGTCTATTAAGAAATAACAAGTCTGGGCTTACTAGGGCTTTTATTAAGGCTGACCAAAAATACAATTTCAAAAATATTTATCCTCTTAGTGGTCTCCCCGCTCCTAATAATCCACACGAATATTTCAACCAGATCAGATTAGTCGATAAAAATTTGCTCGGTACAAGTTTCGAACATTTCCTCTCTACTTATTTTAGGCATGCCAACAAGAAAAAGGGAGAAATCGGAACTTATATTCTGAAAAATCCTGAGCAATTCATGGAAAAGCTAAAGTCTGTCTCGATTTATGTTGACGGCAAAAAAGAAGACCTTCCGAAAGAAATAGTTTCACCCGAATATTTTGAATTGAATGAAAAACAAAGAAAATATTATGACATTGTTATGAGCGATATACAAGATTATGTTCAAACTCACAAAGACATGGCGATCCAATCACTTCTACCAGAAATAGCAAAGACGATAAAGGCGTTGGAGATTATTTGTGGCTTCTACATTAATAATACCGAAAACAAGGTTGTTCTTGTTAAGACTGAACTCTATAACACTGTTTATGAATTTCTCCGAACCGTTCCGAAAGAAAAAGTATTGATCGGGTGTAATTTCGACATTGAACAAAACATAATGGTTAATTATCTTGTGAGGCGTGGGCACTCCGTTGCGTTTATTACAGGCTCACATAGTGATAAGGAACGACAAAGCGCATTAAATGCTTTTCTAAACGGCAACGTTCAATATTTAGTAGCAAAGATGAAGGTATTAAAATATAGTATTAATTTACCAACGATAGATTATTGCATAACTACTTCTCTGACTCATTCGTTTGATGATTACGATCAATTTAAGGGTAGAATTAAAAGAGCGACAGGTAATCAGGAGCATAGAACTGTTTTCCAAATACCGATGATTGCCGAGAATACTGTAGCCGAACCAATATTTAAGGCACTAGAAAACAAGGAAGATGTTTCGCAGGCTGTTTTAAATTATTTACTAAGAAATTAATCATGCTTGAAAAGTTCACAAAAAAAGAGCACAAAAAAGAATTAAGATATTTTAAGGAGTGGTATAACGAAGAAATACAATTTTATATTCTTTCTTATTTGTTGTCGAATCCTAATTATCATGCAGTGCAAAAAATTACAACACATGCACACGACAAATGCAAAGGCAAACCATACTACGATGATTTTTGGATGGTATTATACAATACAGATTATTTAGAAATTAAGGGATCGATAGAATTGGAAACAAAGAATATACCAGACAAAGACAAAAAATATAGAATTACTTCAAAAGGCATTGATTCACTGAAAATGACTTCTGGCAATTTTATAGACTTGGTCAAACTTCTCGAAGAAAAAGAATCCAAAGAATTAACTGTTTTTAATTTTTTCGATCATTATAATATACAAAAAAATAGAAATAATACTTTTTCTATTTTTAAAAATGATGGTTCTGTGTTTTATTTAGTTCCCTACTGGCTGAATGATGTTTTTTGGAAATTGATAGAACAGGGTAAAGACGAAATTAGAGAAGAAATAAAAGATACATTAAAAATTCAACAATGATATTGCTGGCACTGTAGGGGTACATCCAGCGTAGCGGGGTAGTGCGGGAGAGGTCGGAAATCGTTTCGATCTCTCCCAATGCCTATTAATAAAGATTATGAAAAAACATATATATATTTTATTTTTACTTATAATGGTTATAGGTTGTTTTTATTTTCTGGGAAAGGCTTTTCTATACAAAGATCGTACCGATTGTATTATTAGCGGAATATTTTCTTCTATGGGAATATGTGTAGCCTTGCTGAAAACAAATCTAAAAAATTTTACGTTTTATAAAAAAATCAAAACAAATAGAATTATTGCTGAATTTTTTAAAAATAATTATCTATCATTGACTAAAGAAGAAAAAGAATACATCACGGAAGAATGCTCCATTCCTACAGTTACACAAGACTCTGAGGTACTTTACAAAATAATTAAAAGGCTTGGGCTTTGGTATATAAAAAACAGACTTAGTGAATTTGAAAATAAAAATCCTAAATGCAGTTAATAATCTGGAAAGAACAAATAGAAGATAGGAAAGGTTTGCAGTTTGTTGGCGATATTGGTGTATATCCTAACATAATCGCTCACGATATTGGTATTAATGACAAAGATCACTTATTTTTTATATATACAGAAATTAGCGCAAACAGTTTTTCTGAATGTAGCGATTTGTTCTATTCTTTATTTGCTCAGTTTTTAGAAGATGTTGGAGAAATCACAAACAACGACTTGATTAAAACACTCAGGAGGGAAATACGTTTAAGAACAAAAATCAGATTTAAAGACTCTAAGCTTTGTGGATACGTAGGCAGTGTTATGGTTTTTTGCTGTAATAAAAGTATTTACAATAATCGTACTTGGATATTAAGAATATTTCCAATATCTGTGGTGTCTCTATCTATTGAAAGCGGAAAAATCAAATTGGAGGAGGTGTTGAACCATGAACTTAATATTATATTCCATGATTTGATTTGGAATTCTTTGAAATGATGACAGGACAATCCTTGTCGAGCGAAAAAAATTTACTTGTGGGCGACAGCCCACCACAGTTGTTGTGTCCTGTACATGGTGTTGCTTGCAAATTTGTGCAAGAATAACTTGATTACCCCGCAAAGAAAAACCCACAGCCGTAGGATGAAATTATGAAAATTGTATTTAAAAATAAAAAGCAAATTGAAATAACAGAGGAAGAGGTTCAGTTAATTGCCAAAAGAATAATTGATGGTTGTGGAAATTTCCAAGTATTTTCAGATAAAAAAAGTGGTAGAGTGATTTCGATTATAAATTTAAGTGAAGTTGTTTATATAATTTAATAGGAGAAAATTTTTGAATAATAAAATAATAAAAATTGTAGATGAGAATAAAAACGAAATTAAGTCAGATCAAAAAATATGTCATCGGTTTCAGCCAGTAGTGATTCCATATTCTGCTCAAACTTTAGCAGGTGTTGAAACCAGAATTGATATGAAACAAATCAATTGTTATAAGGAAAAATGTGAACTTTGGTATGCGGAAATGGGAATGTGTGCGGAAAAGTACAATTATATTAAAAACAAAGAAGGAGAGGTAATGTGACCGATACTAATAACATAGGCAACGAAAATAAAGCAGCGGAAAAGATGGTTTTAGGATTTTGTAGTAAGTTTCAACCTCAAATAGTTCCGCACGCCGTGGGGCCTGGTAAGACATTAATAAATTATAAACCGTATTATTTTCCATGTACCGGCGACAAATGTACTGATTCTTGGTGTCACGAGCATAAGATGTGTAGACATGCTTGTGAACATTTGGAGGCGTTTCATCCTTTAGAAGAAGGAGAAGATGAAGAATCTATAATGGAAAACGATGAAGAGGTTTTGCAAGTCCCATGAGACCTGGCGATACTTCTTGGCGATACATATTGCGATGTTTAGGTGAGTTAAAAGAAGACGACTGGATAACGAGTAAGGAATTTGGCAATTTATTTTCAGTGCCAGTACGTATCGTAACTAATCATTTTAAAAAATTAAGAAAATATTCACTTATTGTTAGACAGCCAGACATAGATGCGAGAAGTGTGAGAGGTGGCAATCATTACAAATACCAATTATCTGCATCTGGCAAAAAAAAGATGGAATATTGGAAGAAATATAAAGATAGTATAGATTTTGACAGGAATAAAATAAAGTGTCCTCGCTGTGATTTCCAGATAAATATTGCAGAATTAAAATTTTTGTGCGGATTAAATATAAACGAAAAAGGAGGTGATAAATCATGAGTATTGATGCAAAAGATATTAAAGTCGGTGATAGATATTTGTGTGAGTTTCCAAATAGTAATTTTGTAAGTGATTATCTTGTTGTTGAAATTGTTCTTGCGAATTTACAAGATAAAAAATATGTAAAAATCGTGAATGAATGTGAAATTGGTGGCAAATGGGTGACTTTGGATACATTATCAAGTTCAATAATAGGAAAATTAGAAGATAAAGACGAATACGATTTAGGCGAAGTGTATGACGGAATATCTGTGGATGATGAAGAACAGTTGCAATTAGAACATGAAAAAAATAAAGAAAAAATGGATTATTTGCAAGAGTTTGTGGAGGTACAAACCGAATATTTAAAGATGTTAATAGGAGAGAAAAAAAATACTGATAATTGGAAAGGATAGAATATGAGCATAATATCAAGTATCTGTGCAGACAATGCAAACGAAGTAAAAGCTGAATGGGCATTAAGATTGGAAGTTGCCATAAAGCATAAGAGTTGGAAAGAAGTAGAAAAAATAAAATCAGACATGGAAGAATATTTGTTTTCGGAGTAATATTGTGAGCGAAACAGTTGATAATCAAATTAAAGGCGAGGTTGGGTTAGAAGATGTTCTCAGTTCTAAGCCGCCAGGCTCGGTCGTTAAAGTTAATACGGATGGTACGGTTGAAATTACATCCAAAGAGGGCAAGAAGAAAAAAAGAGAAGTAGAGGCCGAACAAGAATTTGATAATATATTAAAAGCATGGTCAAAAAATGTTGAACAAGTTGCAGAAATTTGGTTCTATCAGTGTTTGCGCAGTTCTTCCTTTGGTGTTCCTCAAACATTTGTGGGGACAGAACCGTTAGAAACTTTTTTTGATGAAGATGGTGAAGAAGTTGAAAATATGGAGCGGTGGTTGGGGCAGAGAGCAGAGGGTGGATTTGCATATACGTGTCAATTACGAATAAATGGAAAGCCTGTACCGAAGCAACCAGAACGAAAATATTATTATAAAGAGGATGGTGAAATATTTCGAGAGTTGGGTGGTTTTTGGGGAAATAACGAAATGGATGTGAGAGATAAGAAGGGCAAAAATAATGATACAGAAGCGATACTTAGTCATGTTGATAAAACGAATCGAATAATAATGGACATGGCAGAGAACAAGAAAGAGTCGGTTGATCCGAATGTTATTCAAAGCTTAGTTAGTGCTGTTATAGCAAAGGATACGAAAAAAGATAATAATGATGGAATAGTTCCGGCTTTAATGTCGGGATTTACCGCAATTATTCAAGCCGTTGCGGCCAAACCAACCGAACAAAAAAATGATAATGGCCTTTTTCTCGAAATGTTTCGTTCCGTATCGGAAGGAATGAAAGAGATGGGGCGGGGTACAAATGAATCTATTAACAAAATATCCCAGATGATGCTTGATATGAATCGCATGATGTTAGAGATGCAGACGAAAAGCATGGAGATGAGAAATAACGATAAGATCGAAACGATGAAGACGATGAATGAAATGCAGGAGAAAATGTTATTATTAGTTAGGGAGATAAAAGAAAAAGGTAGCGATAATTCTGCTATTGGTGGATTAGATCATGTGAATAAATTTCTCGATCAAGCGTTGAAAACCCAAAGCTTAATGTCTGGATTTAACGCTCAGTTAATGGGTGGCATGATGAATAGTTTTAAGGATAGTGTCTCCGTAATGAAAGATTTGAAAGATTTGAGGGGCGATGGAGAATCTGAAGAAAAGGAGTCTGAAACCGTACTTGATAAAATAATCAATAAAGCTCCTGAGTATATGGAGGCTGGCGCAAAATTTATCGGTTCGATGCGTGGTAGTAATCAATTTCCTATAAATAATAATATTCCTGATAATGATATAAGTGAAAAGGAGAACAGTGTGGTAAACGAAAATATTCAAGACGTACCAAGAAATGATGAAATGACTGAGAAAGAATTATTAAATGATATTATAGAAGATATTATGGGTTATCTCGAAGATAAAAAGTCACACGAAGAAATAGCGGGTGAGGTCGTTGGTTTATACAGTGGTTATAAAGATAAATTAATAAGCATATTGAATAAGAATAAAGATGAATTGATGGCAATATTGAATAAAGAAAATCTTAACAGTATTGTTAGTAATTTCGGAGTAATGAAAAGTATATTGGGGTTAATTAAGAAGAAATTAATATAAGGAGTGTTTTGTGAGCGACGAATTGAAACCAGTAATAGCAGTAGAGGTTGTTGGTAGTGTAGGTTTTGAAGAAATGTGTAAAGAGTATTTCGATTCTGGTTATATTATGTCTTCTTCCAATTGTTTCATTTTGCCAGAAATGATGCATTTCCAAACAAAATATGTTGCTGTTTTTGTATTGCCTGAAGTTTTGGGAGTTGATATGGATGATTGTTTTGAATGTGATAAAGAGGATGAAGGCGATGAGTGGAAAAAAGGTAAAAAAGAAGAAAATTAATACGAAAAAATATAGTCACGAATATGATGATGATTGTATTTGTTCAAAGTGCAGAAACAGATTCAATAAAGTTTTGTTTGGTCTATTAAAATAACTAAGGTGTGGGATTTTATATATTTTAAAATTCTTATTGACAAATGACAACGAATATGATAGAGAATAGCACAGATAATTTCTTATTTGATGACGAATATAAAAAATTCGAGAAAACCTTAAAGATTTGGTATTTAAGATTTGTAAAAAACACAACAAATGTTTGCGATCCAAATACTAAAGTTTCAATAACATTAACGGCAAATCCGGCAGGTAAATACGTAGGAAAAGAAGTTAAGCTGAATGATAATAATTAAAAATAAATAATAGTTACCAGTTGTTCCGTTAACAGGGTACTCGCACGAACGAACCCCTGAAAGTTTGATAACTTTCAGGGGTTTTTTTATTGTCAAAAATTGGTCAAAAATTAATATTAAAATCTGATTTATTCAAATTTATATGAAAAGGAGAGGTAAGGAATGAAGATAGGTAAAAAAGCGAAAGAAATGTTTAAAATTTTGGGGATTATTGGACTGTCTGCTTGTTTATTCGTTGGTAATCCATGTAAGGCTGCCGATATTACCCGTGCTACAATTAATATGCAAGACCCTAACGATCCGATGCGAATTGCCGACACGGATGCTTTTTACGTAGTTGATGTGTCTACGACAGGAACGAATACTACAAATAGTCATGTCGTCAAATTAAACAACATTGATGCGGTATTGCTACAACTTTCTGTAGCAGATATAACGGTTGGTTCGGTTAGTTTTAGTCTTGAACAATCACTCGATGGTGTTACGTATGGTTCGGTAACTGCTTCTCAGATGATAAAACTAACAGACACTCTCACGACTAGCACTGAATTTGGTTCTGATACTGTGGTATATTTTGCTGGTGATTATTTCGGTACTCATACAGTAACTTTTGGTACTACCACTGTTTACGGTTCTACAAGCGCAACAAATATTCATAGTTTTTACGCTGTCAGAACTATGGGTGATCGTTTAAGAATTGGTTGTAACCATGTATTGACCGGTACTGATACTGGTACTTACAAAGTTGTAATTAAGAAAAGTACAAAAGGTAAACTCTAATTAATATACTTACATACATTCCTTGATTAATTTTTGGAGATAAAACAAAATGTTAAAAATCATTAGAAACAAAAATGTAAAATATATCCATACCGAAAATATTAAATATGTCATAGAAAATGCTGAGGGATATTTGGTTTGTATCTCTACGGGCAAAGAGCAGGTAAAAAAGGATGAATTTGATCTTGAAAAATCAAAATTGAAAAAGTGCGGAGATACTCATTACAACACTGATTATGTTTGCGATGTAGAAGTAGTAAAGGATCGTACCGCATTTGTCGTTTCGACCAATAATGAAACTGGCAAAAGATTTATCGCTACGGGCGATTTGAAAAATTTGATCGATGGTTTCTACGAAGTAAATCGTAACGATGGTACTTCCGTATACATAAATCCTGACAATGTTCATGTTGTGGAGAAGCCATACATTACAGTAACGGCAAAGATAATGAATAATGGCGTTATTACAGAAGTTCCAATCGAAGCCGGTGATCAAGTTACGAGTTGTACCGTAACGGCTGTTGGTGGCAAGAAGTTTAAATTCGATGCGCAAGAAGCGGTACAACTATTATCTTACTATAAAGAAGAAGCAGTTCCGGCTAAAAAGAAAACACCGCCTCCTGCATAATGAATAATAAGCAACTGGTCGCCAAATTATTAGAGGAGCAAAGTTCAGGAAGCGACAGAGACAATGATGTTGTGATTGGAAAGATGAGGGCTGTGACTGGTAATTTATTCAAGCGATATAATGTACCTGAATTTGATTATCAGTCTGAACTTGAAACTTTGAGCCATGCGCTTTCAGATGAAGATAATTACATAAAGGCTAGAAATCTTGTCGGTAAGTCGGTTGATTTTACAGATGATGATAGGGTTGACAGACCAGTAATTATCGGTGCTTTTGCTCTTGCGCTTGGAAATAATATTCGGATCGGTGGTAATATTGATAATCCTTTTATTGTTCAATATATAGAAAAGGATTTCGCCGCTAAAAGCGGTATATCAAATTTTGAAATGGTTGATGGCTTGGGGTCTTGGGTAGTTGTTGGAAAATCAAGTAGTTATTGGGATGGATATGGTGGGATAGACGTAGAAAAACAGATTAATCTTAATCGTACTTCTAACGCTAATCGAGAAGAAATACATAGCGGGTCAAAAGGCATAGAAACAACTGCTAAAAAAATGAAAAGTATTACTCAGCAGTATTTGAGTGATGATTATTTTGCAAATGATAGAAAATTGTTACACGGTTGGGCAAGAAATGTATTAAGAGAAAAGGGTGTATCGAATCGGGGAAATTACATGAAAGTGTTTGCAGACAAATTAACTGATAAAAATGTTGTACGATACATGAAAGACCCTCTTTATCTAAAACATGAAAGGATTGATAGTCGTGAATGGTTGCAAGTTCCTGGAAGAATTCTCGATTATGGCATAGGAGATTGTGACGATCTCTCATTGTGTATTGGGCTATTGGCTGGACTGTCTGGATTGGGATTAACGTATAGAGTTGCGGGGTGTGCGCCGAAAAAACCAAAGGCGTATTCACACGTTTATGATATTATACATTACGGAAATAGTGGCGGCGTTGATGGGTTTACAGGCTCAAAAGACGTAGTGATTGATATAGTTTATCAAAAAAGAGGTGGGACTTTTGGAAAAGAACCTAAAAAGTTTAAGTTTTTCGATACAAGAGTGTTATAAATAAAAAACTAGCAAATGAAAACAAGAAAAAATTATTATCCAGACGAGTACAGGGAGGAATATGAAACAGGAAGCAATGTCGGTCATGATGTTTATTACTCTTCTTTAATGTCTTATGATAATACACTGAAGTATTTGGATGGTTTTATTGCTGGATATAAGAACATTTTAAAGAAAAATAAACATCGGTGGGGTGTGTAAGCAATAAGCAAAACGGTTGCGGGTAGCTCCCCTAACTGTCCAACAAGTAAATAAAAGCCAGAATTATCTCTAACTGTCTGGCGGTTAGAGGTTTTCTGGCTTTTTTGTTGGCTTAAGAATTAAATTAAACGAATCAGAATCAGGAGAATAAATAATGATTGGACAATTACTATCACTTGGCGCATTGGCGATTGGATTATCAGCACTTGGCAAAAAAGGAGGTGGAGGGGGTGGAGGTAGGGGTGGTAGTAGACCGTCAAGGCCTGCATCGAGACCTGCATCGAGACCATCAAGACCTGCAAGACCATCAAAATCATCCAGCAGTTCTGCTAAAAAATCTGCGGCAAGACAGGCAAAGTCATCGGCTAAAACTGTAAAAGCTGCTAAAACAAGGGCTGTTAAGGCTGTTAAAGCTATCAAGGCTGCACAAAAGAAACAGGCAAAGAGTACGAAGAAACAATTAAAAACTACTCTGAAACAAAGAGGTAAATTACTTAAATCAACAGTAAGACAAAGGAAAAAATTAACTACTTCATTAGATAAGGAACAAAAGAAAAGAATTAAACAGGGGTTGGTCGTTGCTAAGAAAAAGAAAAGGATTGATACTCTGAAAGAAAAGATCAAAAAGGAGAAGCCTGAGAAAGTAAAAGATACGGCGGTAGACGAGAAGAAAGAAACGAAGGAAAAGGAAACGGAAGAAACGAAAGAATTGGAATCTGGAACGGACACAGATACGAGTACTGATACGGATAGCGGGCAAGAAACGAGTTATGACGAAGGAACAGACTCCGGTAGCGAAGAAGAGACAAGTTATGACGAAAGGACTGATTCTGGTTCTGAATCGGAAGATAGTGGATATGAAGAGGAAGAATCGGAAGAGACAGAAGAAGAATATGAAGATGAAAGCGAAGATGAAGACATAGACGAAGAAGAAGAGGAGGAGGAGGAGGAGGAGGAAGAAAATGAAACGGAAGAAGAGGACAATTATAACTATACGGAAGAAGGCGAAGAAGACGAAACTGTTTAAGGAGTAGAAAATGTTTGATTCGATTCTCGGAAGTCTTTTCGGTAATAAAAAAACAGAAACGAAAAAAGCTGTATCGAGCAATGTTTTGAATCGAATCAAAAGAAGAAAATTAATCATTCAAAAATTTAAAAATATTAATCCGAATGATAATTCAAAAAGAGCAAAAACGGCAAAGGAATTATTAAGTGTTTCGAAAACAGAGGGAGAACGAAAAGCTGCCCGCAAGTTTTATAAGGATGAAACAACACTTAGTAATCTAAAGAACAAGATTAAAAGTTCTGATTCTATAAACGAGAAATTAAGTCTGGCCAGGCAAGGAAAAAGATTAGCGACCAAACAACAAAAGGAATTTTGGGAAAATCTTATAAACAAGTTGCAGAAACGAAAACAAGCCAGAACTAGCGCAATAGAAAGTAGAAAAGAAGCATTGGTTATTACTGATACGAGTAAAGAACAAGACAAAGAAGAAGATAAAGATATGGAAATCGAAGAAAAACAGGAACAAAGCATTGAAGAAAACGAATCAGGAGAAGATACAGACAATGATTCTGATAATGATATAGAAGAGACGGAAGAAGAAGAGGAAGAGGAAGAAGAAGAGGAAGAAATAGAAGAACAAGAAGAAGATGATAACGAAGATATGGATGGAAAAGAAGAGGAAGAACGAGACGATACTTTAGGAAATGATATAAACGATAAAGATGAAAACTAAAATTCAACATAAGGAATAATCAATGGCAAGTATTGAAGCTGGCAGTAAACAAATAAGTGAAGGGTTGAAAAAAGGTACAGATATTTTAACGAATCTTTTCGATTCAGTAAAAAAAATAGTTCCTGACAGTGGCTATTCCGCTTCTAAACCTATAAAGAGTGGTGAGACGGTCGAGATACGAGCTGGCGAGAAAAGCACAAAAAGCTCTGGTGGTTTTTTGGAAAAAATTATGAATAAAAAAGTTCTCGTTCCGATATTGGTGATTGCTGGAATTTATTTTGGTCTTAAAAAATTAACAAGATAAAAAAGAAAAAAATATGAAATGGTATGTTGGAGTGCAAAAACCTTACAGTAGTCCCCGTGTTGGTATTGTATTTCCATATAGTGGAAAAGTAACCGAAAAGAAATTTGGAGAATTAATAGGATATGTTTTTGGTGGATACGGTTCTAAAAAAGAAGCATGGAATGTTGCAATGTATCAAGGATTTATTCCAGTTTCAAAAACGTATAGACAGGTGAAAAGTGCAATTACAAATAAACAATATTTTTTAGCGTAATTATTTTTTAAGGAGATTTATTATGCCTCAGTTAACGGTATTGAGCGGTGTTGGCTGCCCTCCGAGAAGAGGAACGATACGATTGAGAGAAAGATTGAGATCGAGATCGAAACTAAGGACAAGATCAAAAAGATTATTATTAAGATCAAAAAGAAAAAAAAGAAGAAACAGTAGACTGGGTCTTGGTTTTTTCAAGTGTGCTACAAAAAGTAGAAATGTCGATCCTTCTTCTCATCGTCATTTAAGTAAGTCTATGATTAGTCGTCATCACAGAATCAATAGCATAATGAAACGGTTCAAGGTAAAGAAACTGAAATTTAAAGCTACTACGAAAAGAAAAAAAAGAGCAAAGAAGAGGAAAATTATTAGTCACGTAAGTTCTATTGGAAATCTTTATGGGGGTGTAATGAGTATGCGGAAACGAAGGAAGACTAAAAGGTCGAAGGGGAGAACGTTGGCACGAAGGGCTGGTGTTCGCAGAGGGAAATGTAAAAAGGTTGGAAAAAGGAGAGTTTGTAGGACTCGAAGGGGGAAAGGACATATTCGTAAAGATACGAAAGGACGTAAACATAACTCAACTGGTAAATTTTCAATGAGAGGTATCGGGGGTGTCGGCGGGTTCGGATTAGCTAATGTTGGTGCGTTCAGGGCTGATTCTTGCGCTCACAGAGTTTCTAGGGCTGGTTACGGTGGTTGGAGAAAGAAAAGGAGACATAGTAAAAGAAGGTCGAGAGGTCTTTTCGGATTAGGAAATATTGGAATATCAATGCCGAAGGTAAGCTCAATCACATCCATGCTACCATCGTTAAACATTAACAGTTTGAAGAAATACGGTGCGGTTGTTTCCGGTATGACCACACCTTTGTTATTGCAACGCTTCCTGCCTAAGAATTTGACATTTGGCTGGAAAGGGCTTTTAACATATTTGGGTCTTGGCGGTGTAACGATAATGGTTAGCAAGAAAGTACCGTTTATGAAATCTAATTCTGACGAAATAGCGGTCGGTGTTGGTGCTGGATTTATCTTTAAGATTTTCCAAGACGTTATATTCAAGAGGTCGTTATTTCCGGCACAGAGTATCAAGGGTATAGCATATTTGGACGGTGTTGATGCTTGTACAAACTGTTCAAACGTTGGTGATTGCAGCGATGTTGGCAGGTGTTTGGGTTATTCCGATGATGAAATTGGTGAGATAGGCGATTATGACGATGTTGATGGCTTGGAAGATTATGATGACGTTGACGGAATAGGTGACGATGATAATGATGAGGTTGGTGCTTACGCTTCATATGATTATGACAGTCGTGGCGAAGAAGAAGGAGATGATGATTAAGTAAAAATTGTAAAAAAATAATTCGTCTCCGATCTGATCAATCGGAGATTCGGTATGTCAGATGTCCGATGCGCACAAACTCTGATATTGGTTTTCGGTAATCCAATTGTAATAAACCGATGGTTGTCCAGAGCCGATACGATCTGGTTGGTTACGAAAGTTATCCATTAAAACTTTTTACAGAATAGGAGAAAATTGAATGTTAGATGATTATGAAGAAATCAGTGATGATATGGAAGATTATGATGATTTGCTCGGTGATTTGAGCGATGATGAAGCAGAAGATGTCGGGGCGTTTATGGTGATGGACGGGTACGAACTTGATGGAATTATTGGCGATATTGGAGCTTCCCCTCGTAAGAAGAAGCTTGCCAGAGCAGCTAAGAGAATCAAGGTCAAGGCGAAGAGAAGGGGTGTACCTTCCAAAAAATTGTATCGAAAAGCGAAGCAAAGGAAAAGGGCTAAAAAGGCTGGGAAAAAGATGAAGTCGTTTGGTGGAAAGAGTATGGTTTGTGGTGTTCAAGCTCCTTGCGCCGGACTGTTGCCGAAGAACGAGCCTGTCTATGATACGGAAAGACTGAGTGCGACACAGGCCGCTGGCGACGTAACGTTCTTTGCAATACCGGAAGGACAGAGTTCGAGCGTATCCGGTTCAGCCATAACCAAATCGAAATATCATACCAACATGACTGCGGTCAAGATGTTGCCTGTGCCGCAAAGATTCGATGTGTTTGGTCTTTCTTGGTGTATGGATAGCGCTACCGTTGCAGCCGTAAATGACATAAGAAATAAGTGTGCTGTTCAATTTTATATCGGCAATACTCCTTATGCAACATTAAGACTTTCGTTGATACCGTTTTATAGTTCTGTTAATGCCGCTTTTGACGGTACTAATGGTGCAGTTCCTAACGTTGCTTGGTGTACAGGCCCCAAAGAGATGTATGATCTGAGGACTTTCGATCTTGACAGTGGTGTTTTGATTCCGCAAAGAATTGCATTGCAGGAAAATTTCAGCGTTATTCTGAAGATTGACTCTGCGCTTAATATGAGTGCGGCTAAAGATGTTTGTTTCACGTTGCATGGTATTAAGTGGACAGAGATTCGTCAGGGTTAATCGTTGTAATTGTTGAGTTGTATCGTTCTTTTTATGTTTATTGTTATTAATAGGTGTGGGGTTAAGCAAAAAATCTCACACCTATTTTTTTAGAAATTTTCTCAAAAAGGTGGATAAAACCTATGATGACAAGAGATAAAGTAAAGGAATATTTGTACAAAATCGGTGCAAATAGAAGCTGGAGCGTACTTCCGCATTCATCTATTTCGACCGTTGCCAACGGTGCTGGTTCAGTCGTTATTGTTACTCCGTCACGTTATGATTTTCTAGTAAAAGCCATATCGGGCAGAAGTACAGGATCATACCTGTTAAACTTTCTGGGCAGTGGGAAATCTGAACTACTCAGTAATAAACCACTTCACAATTCTACCGTTATCGGCACTGGCAATCTTCCCTATCCGTTACCTTTTCCTATTATACTAAGAAGGAGCGGTAGCTTTGTAGTAGACGTTTCCGATCTTTCCGGTGCTGCTAATACTATTGAGATTCAGCTTCACGGAATAGCTCTTTATCAAGAAAAAGATACGGAATCGCTCATACAAAAATATTTAGGAATGATTCCTTATTTTTATACTACGGATTCTACCTTTGCGCTTACCACTGCCGATGCTACTAAAAATATTTCGCTTGTTAATAGTCATGATTTTTTATGGACTCAGTGGACATATACAGATACAAACGCAACCACAACTATTGATATTAAATTACAAGCTACGGACGGAAGGACGTTGCATCCACCAGACTTGTATATAGATTTACAAGCAGTTACAGGTGGCGCACAATATCCGAAGAAGTTGGAGCATCCAACACCACTATACGGAGGTAATACCTTTAGCGTTACGGCGAGAGATACGGCTGGTGCAAATACGCTATATCTTACTTTTGGTGGAATAGCATTGTATAAATAGTATGGATAAAAATCTTCTTAAAAAATCAGGCACAGTAGCGGTAATAATTATTTTCTGTCTAGTCGTTGGATGGTTCGGTATCGAACTTTCAGAAATATTGTATTGGAGGGTAGATTGATCATGAATAAATGTTTAAAACTTAAAAGCACACGGCATGATTTTTTTAATTTACCGGAAAACAAAATTCCGATAAATGAGTATGAAAAAGAAGTAGCTCTATCTAAAACTGAATTGTATAAAGTTTTCGACATGGTGTTGAGAAAGAATGCGAAAACATTCACATCAAGAGAAAGCATATTTCTGGCGAATCAGCGTACATTTATTCAAACATCTGGCAAAATAACCGTTCCTATAGCTGTTGGCAGTGTTTATGGAACAGCAACAGTAATAGATTATACTTTGCCATTGAGGAGTGAAGGGTTTGTACATGAGTTCGGTATTGGATATGTGACTCCGAACGGACAAGAAAAAATATTACTAAATTTCCTAGTCAATGATAAGATTGAACCAGGACTGTCCCAGCAAAGGTTTACTGAGTCTTTTGATACGCCACGACCTATAAAAATTCCACTGCCATCGAATAGTACCAATCTTAAAGTTATTGCATATAATATTGATGATGTAGCGCCATACGAAATCAAGGTTACAATGGTTGGATACTGGCAATATTTAGAATCTGATAAAGACCAACTAATCAAATAACATGAAAAAATATAAATTCTTATCATATTTTTTTTTGTTTGTATCGTTCTTTGGGTTAATTCATGGTGTAAATGCTGAAATTGCTAAAACATTACTAGGCACAACCACGACCAATCCGACCGGAACATATACGTCCGCGCCAAAACCAACGACCGGTTATACCTGGTTTCGCGGACATATCATAACGGATGGTAGTAATGGGGCAGAAAATCAACCTACTGGATATATTGAACAATCGCTCAATCCATCAGCGCCATTGAGTTATCACGGTACGAACACGATTACTTTTTCGAGGTCGGGACAGCTTTGGACAGGTTCGATAAATTCTGCAATTATTGGACAATATGCAAGGCTGGTAATTGGTAATTTTGGCGATGCCTCGTTATTGGCTATTAACTGGTTCGTAACACCAGAAACGTCTGTCAGCACTACGTTAAATCTTACTACGACCCCAATTGCTTCGGGTACAGTGAAAACGGTAGGAATGTCAAGCATAACATTGATAGAAGCTAATACGAGTCGAAAGTATATACTAATAATTAATACGGGTAATCAAGATTTGTACGTAGACCCTGATAGTCCTGCTGATTCTAATACTGCACGCATATTCATTTCTGGTGGTAATGGTTCGTATGAAAAAGAAAGCATGGCATCTATTTATACCGGTGCATTTTATTGCATAACGGCTACGGGAACAACAGAAGTGAGGGTATTTGAAAATAATTAAAAAAATAATAAAAAAAGAAAACAAATTATTGATTCTTCTGGTTTGTCTTTTCTTGTTTTTGATAAGTAATCAAAATTTTGCCGGATATAACGTACCAAACAAACACGGAAGTCAATTATTTACTGAAACCGGCACTTTTATTGTACCTAGTGGCATTACGACCGTTTACGTAACAATG